GTACCTGAGCGGCGCGAACCTGAGCGGCGCGTACCTGAGCGGCGCGAACCTGAGCGGCGCGGACCTGGGCGGCGCGAACCTGGGCGGCGCGAACCTGAGCGGCGCGTACCTGAGCGGCGCGGACCTGGGCGGCGCGAACCTGAGCGGCGCGAACCTGAGCGGCGCGGACCTGGGCGGCGCGAACCTGGGCGGCGCGAACCTGAGCGGCGCGAACCTGAGCGGCGCGTACCTGAGCGGCGCGGACCTGGGCGGACAATGGATCATCCAAGGTGCCACACGCAGCGATGGGTACGCATTCTTTCTTCAGAAGCTGACTGGAGACACTGAGCCGATGGTGAAGGCCGGATGCCGTCATTTTACTTTGGCCCAAGCTCAGTCCCATTGGGAATCAATGCGAGCTGGGACGGCGTTGCTCGTTGAAACGCGGGCCATCGTTCGATGCATGGTTGATCTTGCGCATGCGCGCGGATTGATGGAAGTTTCAAAATGAAGGAAGTGAAGAGCAGCAACATCCACGCGGTCGGCTGGACACCCGAGCACGGTCTCAAGATCACGTTCAAGGGCAAGGACGGCAAGCCGAGCGGGACGTATCACTATCCCGACGCACCGGAGAGTATCCACACCGAGCTGATGGCGGCCGACAGCCACGGCAAGCACTTCCTGGCGCACATCCGCAACAGCTACAAGGGCGTGAAGCAATGAGCGATACCAGTCCTCTCGCATTCCCGCTTCAAGGGCAAGACGCCCCGGTGTCCTACGGCATGTTGCTCCGCGACTGGTTCGCGGGGCAGGCGCTGGCCGGCATAGCATCAGCCATGAAGGCAGAGCGGTTTGACCTGATCTTGAGCGGTGTGCAGGCCGGCGGGCTGGAGGCTCATGTTGCCTATTGCCTCGCCGACGCGATGCTGAAGGAGCGCGAGAAGTGAGGACCGTCCTGATCTGCTCGCGGTGCGGCTGCGGGTTCGGCGACATCCGAGTAAACGGCGTTCCGCATGACGGTCCGCTCTGGCAATGGCCGGGCGGCAACCAATTCGGCCCGCGATGCGGCGGGATCATCGAAGCAATCATATTCACAGGAGAGACGAATGGCCGTGAGCCCCGACAACAGCGCCTTGATTCCTAACTACACGTACTGGCGCGACGCCCTCGCCGGCAAGAAGCCGAAAATGTTCGTGGATTCTCCCGAGCTGGGTTTCTACCGCAAGGGCGTGTACGTCAAGGAACCGAACGTCCGCAGCAAGCGCGTCGGCTGGACGCCGGTCGCGATCTTTCTCAACGCCAACAAGGCGCTGTGTGCGATTATCGGGCCGAACGGAAGCGACAAGATTCTGACCGACCGGGACCAGATCAACGAGTTGTGGAGCTTCGTTGCCGCCAACCCGATCAGCGAGGAGACCTATCGCGCGGTCGCGGAGCGCGGCGAGGGCTGGCCGGACAGCCACGACGCGGCGCCGGCCCTGCCGGATGAACCGCAGCCCGCCGCGGACCAATCCCCAGCCGAGAAGATCGCCGCAGCCCTGAAGGCCGACAAGGCGCTGGCCGTGGCCTACAAGGCGATCGACAGCGACGAACTCGCGAGCAAGGCGCGGAGCCTGCAGAACAAGTTCCTTGAGCACCGCGGCGCGGCCGGGAAGGCATACGATGCGGCGAACCGGCCGTTGCTGGACGAGCAGAAGGCCTTGCGGGAAATCTGGTTCCCGATCCGGGACGACGCCGACGCCGAGATCAAGGCGCTCGCCGCCGCCATGGGTCGCTGGGAGGACACCAAGCGTGCAGCCGCCAAGCTCGCCCAGGAGGCCGCCGACAAGGCCGCGCGCGAGCATGCCGAGGCCGTCCGCAAGGCCGAGGAGGCGAACAAGCCCGCCCCGCCGCCGCCCGCCGAGGTCAAGCCGAACACGCCCGCGCCGTCGGCGCAGATCAGGGGCGGTGCCGGCCGCGCCGCTTCCGTCTCCCTGCAGAAGTTCGTCACCGAGATCGACGCGGCGAAGGTGTTCGAATCGTTCAAGACGAATGCCGAGGTGATCGAACTCCTGACCGCGCTGGCGCAGAAGGCGATCCGCGCCGGCCTCGACGTGCCGGGCGCGAAATTCGAAGAGCGATCTGTCGTTCGGTAAATTCTACGGTTGACATTAACCGGCGGCGCACTCACGATGCGCCGTCTCGGAGGAAAACATGAACGCAATCGCCAAGATCGAAAAGCCGCAGCTCCTGCAGAGCATGGCTGACAAGTACCAGCTCGAGCCGGACCAGTTCGCCAAGACCGTCCGCGCAACGTGCGGAATGCCAACGGCGACCGCAGAGCAGTTCGCCGCATTCCTGATTGTGGCGAAGACATACAATTTGAACCCCGTGTTGCGTGAGATTTGGGCGTTCCCGTCGCGGGCCGGCGGGATCGTGCCGATCGTGTCAATCGACGGGTGGGCCAATCTTGTGAACTCGCACCCGCAGTGCGACGGTTTCGAGTTCGAAACGGTTCATGACGGCGAGGACATGGGCATCACCTGCAAACTGTTTCGGAAGGACCGCAGTCATCCTGTGTCGGTCACCGAATGGCTATCGGAGTGCGCGCGGCCTACTGACCCATGGAAAACGATGAGGCGCCGGATGCTGCGGCACAAAGCATTCATCCAGGCTGCGCGGCTCGCGTTCGGGCTTGCCGGGATCTACGACGAGGACGAAGGCCGGGTGATTGCCGAGGCTCCGGCACGCGACGTGACGTCGCTGCGCGTGCCGAGCCCTTCCGAGGTCGAGGTGATTGAGACGGTCGAGACCGATCACGGCACCGACAAGTACAAGCCCGGCGACGTCGTCGACATGAACCCGCCGGCCGCCGATCCCGAACCGCCGAAGGACGAGCCCAAGGCCGAGCCGGCCAAGCCGAAACTGAAGTGGCCCGATCTCAAGACCGGCTACGAGAAATGGATCACGCTTTGCTTCAAGCGGATCAACGAGCACATGGACGGCGGCGAACTCGAAACGTTCTTCGTGCAGGAGATCCAGCCGACGCTCGACAAGCTGATGCCGCCTGACCGTGATGACGTGATCGCGGCGTATGACCGCCGGCAGAAGGCATTGAAGGAGGAAGGCGATGAGTAAGCGCGTCCTGTTCTTCGATACCGAGACGACGGGCTTCTTTGATGATCGTCTCCCGGTCGACCACGAGGCCCAGCCCTACCTCGTGCAGCTTGCGGCCATGCTATGCGAGGATAACGGCGACGTGATTTCGTCGTTTTCCTTCATTGTTTCCTATCCCTACCCGGCCATGGAGATCCCCGAGAAGGCAGCGGCGGTGCACGGCATCACCACCGAGAAGGCGGTTCAATTCGGCGTCTCTGCCGAGTTCGCGCTCGGTGCGTTTGCCCATCTGTACACCCGCGCCAATATGGTCTGCGCCCACAACATCAAGTTCGACAAGGGCATTCTTGAAGTCGCGAGTGCGCGGCACTACGGCAAGACGGTGCCGATCAAGAAGCCTCTGTTCTGCACGATGGAGGCTGCCGCGTCGGTCGTGAACTTGCCGCCGACCGAGCGCATGATCGCCGCCGGCATCAACAAGCCGAAGGCTCCGAAGCTGGAGGAGTGCGTCAAGCATTTCTTCGGCGAGACGTTGGACGGCGCGCATGACGCGATGGTCGATGTGGTCGCATGCAAGCGCGTCTATTACCATCTCAAATCGCTTGAGGCCGCCAATGATCAATCGTGAACTGATCGACATCGCCGGCGAGGTGCGCGGAGAGAGCGAAAAGGCGTGGCGGATCTACGACGGCAAAACGACTGAATGGGTGCCGAAGTCGCAAGTCGAGAAGAACCCGGACGGTACCTTCACAATGCCGGAATGGCTGGCACAGGACAAAGGATTCATCTGATGGACGATGGCAAGGTCGAGGGCATCGGCTTCAAGGGCAAGAAGAACATCTACACCTGCGAGGCCTGCAAGGGCCACGTTGTCACAGTCGACAAAGACCGAGGCGTCACCCCGTTCATGATCGAATGCAAGGCGACAAACGGCTGCAGAGGCATGATGAAGTCGAGCATGTATCGCGTGTTCGATCAGGAGATGCGAGCCGACTACGAGTGGTATCGGCCGACGGCGCCAGAGGTCGTCAAACCGCGTCTGCAACATCACGTCGACCAAGGCGGCCTCCTGTTGCGCAAGGTCGGGCCGTGACCGAGATTTTCCTCCGCAAGCGCCGCGCCAAGGACGGGGAGATAGGCCTCTTCCCCGAGGGCGCCGTGTTCGAGGAGGAGTGGCAGAGCATTGCGATCGGCGCCGAAGTTGATGCCAAGCTCTCGGTCCCGGTCAACGAGAAATACCGGAAGTTCTTCCACGCGCTGTGTGGCAAGCTCGCCGAGGCGGTGGAGCTCTTCGGCGGGTCGAAGGACTTCGCGAAGGAGCAACTGCTTCTGCAGTGCCGCCACGCGACATACCACCACGACAAGCTCCGCGGCAAGACGGAGATACGAGCCAAGACCACGGCAAACCTATCGTCGGACGAATGGATTCGGCTGCTGAAGCGCGCGAACTACGTGGCCGTGAGCGAGTACCTTCCGGGCGTGCCAGAGGGCGTGCTCCGGGACGAGATCGAGAAGATGCTTGGAACAAATGGACCTCTAACCTCGGATTAACGGACATGTTCATTAAATTCAAACTTTTGTGGGCCTTGTTTTTTGGCGGGGTTCTATATGACGTGGTTGTCAGCAGCGTGGGATGGTTTCCAGAGCGCCCACTTTCCGTCAGGCTCTCGGAGGATATCCAAGTTGCGTTTTTCATCGTTGCCGCGTGGGTCGCATCGCTGATCATTCTGAGGTTGGAAAAATCCTTTTCAACCTCAGGGGGAAGGCATTGACCTTTGTCATTCATCGCTAACAGGAGCCCCGTCATGCAACGACCTGCCACACCGAAGAACGAGAAGCCCTCCGTCACGATCGCGAACCTCGTTCGGGAGAACGACAACCTCGCCGCCAGGATCGACGAGTTGTCGAAGATGAATATGGAGTCCGGCCGCGCCATGAACGAATGGCGGGACGAGGCCAAACGGGCCGATCGCGAGTTGGATCGACGGCAGGCGCTGATCGACGCATTGAGATATGAACTCGAAGCCGCCCAGGCCAAGATCGCAAAGCTCGAAAGCGTGCTCTGCGGCTACCGCCAGGCCATCGCCGACGTCCACGGACATCAGCACGAGATCGCGAAATGAGGAGCCGGGAGGAGGTGCGTCGGCTCAAGCGCGAGGAACGCGTATCGATGCGGGTTGAGGCCGCAAGGGTCTTGGTCGAGATCGCCACATGTCACGGGCTCGGCATCGACGTGTTGCGCGGCGCCCATCCCGGCCGCCCGCCCCAGATCGTGACCGCGGTGCGGAAAAAGTTCATTCTCCGGATGCGCGGTAAAGTGAGCATGTCCACCATCGCCGATCTTTTGTTCTGCGACATCTCGACGGTGCAATATCACTCCTCAGAAAAATACCGCAAGAAGAAGGAATCGAACATTGCCCGTTACACCGCACGATCCGGAGCAGCGGCGGGAGAAGATCCAAGGCTTGATCGACCGCTACCGCCATGGTGAATTCTCGGAGGCTGTGTTCACCGCATCGCTCAAGGCCGCCGGGATGAGGCCTGTCAACATCGGAGCGCTGGTCATCCGCAACCGATCAGCGTTCGTCAACTCCCTGCCCCACAAACGAGGAGAAGTTTCGTGACAAACCATAGCATAACCAATGAGTTGAAATCCAAGCTCGACGATCTCCTGTTCATTGAGGATGAGCTCGAAGCCCTCAAGCTGGAGTTCGCACAGTCCCAGGCCACGATCCTCGACCTCGACAAGGACAACAACCGGCTCCGGGAGCAGCTCGAGCGCGCCCTGGTCGACCGGGACAAGCTGCAGGCCTTCGCGGTGAACCTGACGACGCGGCTGCAGGTGATCTCGGAGAACGTCGGCAGCGTGATCCGGGAATCGGGACGATCGGCGGTTGCCGAGGCCGGCAGGATCCGCGAGCAGCGGCAGGAGCGGCACAGGCTGACGGCAGAGCCCGCCCCAGCGCGTCGCGTGCGGCAGACGATATTTGACCATCCGCCGGCCGAGACTGACTTCGAACCGGCACATCAGGATCCCACCGATTACGCGCCGGCGGCGCTGGTCGACCGGCTCCGGACCGGAACCCGGCCTCCCACCAACGAATATCGGTGATCCATGGCCATTTTCCGTTGCAAATGCGGTGCTCTCAAAACCGGCCAGCCCTATCGGTCGAATACGACCTATCCCTGGGACTGTCCGAAGTGTGCGCCGGCCAAGCAATCGCGGGAATCGGCCGACGCCGCCAAGCGCGCCAACGGCGGCCGGTCCTACCCTTCCGCTCCGGAGAGGCGCGTGTGACCGAGACGATGCTCTACCCGCGCAAGCGGCCGCGGATGTACACGAAGGAGCGAGACGCATATTTGCTGGCGAATCAAGGGGTTGACCCTGCGATCTTGGCGGATGTGCTGAAGCTTCACGTTCGATCGATCTACCGCTACCAGCGCCGGCTGGGGATTCGGCTCTGCACTTGGCACCATCACGGGACGGGAACATGACGCCGGAACAGGAACTTAACGCTGCGGCTGAGATGCTGAGGCAGATCAACCCGTTCGACGTGCTGACATTCGAACACGTCCGCGACATCGGCAACGGGATGTCAGCCCATATCATTTGGCCTGCCAGCAGTCCGCCGATCGACCTGCGCCGCCGGCGGCGCTGAACCACGACGGGCCACGGCCGGAACCGCAGCCGCGCAGGAAGCCGGCGAAGGTCTATCGCGTCGTTTGAATGAAGCTGTAACATTTCGTTACTTGCTCTTGTGCAAATTAATTGTACATTAGCGGCAAGAGAGTTGAGTCCGTCGAGGCGGCTGCGGACAAGCGCTGGTGCGGTTGGGGTTCGCCCCTCCAAATGGAAACAGACCTGCAAGCCCGCCTGCGGACCTCAACTCTCCCTCTACCACCGCCGCGGGATTGGCCCGCAGCAAGAGCCGAAGGGGCTAAAATCATGACCACTCAAATTAGCGTTCAAGTCTCGCAGGGCAACGCCAGCGTGACCGACGAAGATCGCGAACGCGCTGAAGCCGCAGCGCTGAAGGTTCTCGGTGCCTTTGAGTGGCGCAAAGGACAGCAGATGCAAATCGAGGCCGAGGAAGCCTACGCGGCCTATCAGCGCCACATGAGCGATGAAGACTATCTGCGCTCCCCGCGCGATACGATCCTCATCGCGGCGTGGGAAGCCGCGCAACATGCGGCGGATATCGCCCTCACCGAGGGCTGGTATAATCCGAACGGCGCGCACTGCGAGATTAGCGCGTGAAACCCCTCTACGCCCTGCTGCGCGACCGCTGCGGCCTCTCGCTCCGGGAGGCCGCGGAGTTTCACGGCACATCGGAAAATTCCGTGATGTCGTGGTCGGCGGGACGCCGTAATCCGCCCGCCGGCATCATCGCCGAGCTGCGCGCGTTGTATGCGCAAATCGAGACTGCCGCCGCCGATCTGGTGACGCTGGCCCGCGAGGCCGGGCCTGAGGTCGAGATCGAGCTCGGCCTCGCCGCCGACGACGCCGAGGCGCGGTCGATCGGCTGGCCCTGCGTCGGCGCCCACGCCGCCGCGCTTGGGCTCGCCGCCGCGCGTCTGGACAACCAGGTGCGCATCGTTGCGCGCGGGACCACGCTGGCGACGGCAGCGGCGGCCGATCTCAACGATAGACGGTAGATTCCGGCCCGACAAAAAGGCGGAAATTATTCCCGAAAATATTCCGGCGCGTAGCAAAGACGGTGGGTTACGGCGCGAAGGGCGCCTAACCCACCCTACGGCCGCGCCTGACAAAAAAGCCCGCCGCCCGTTCCGACGGCGTGTGGGAGATGCCGGAATAGTTGTAGACACTACGCGCTGGATGTGTAGTATCTACGCGATGAGCAAGACAGACCAGTTACGCGCGATGCGAGAGGCGAGGTTCGGCCGCAAGCCGAACGCGTTCGAGGATGCAACGCGCGGACGTGACCCGGTCAACACAGGAGGCAGCCATGAATCCGAAGTAGCAAATCCTGCGTCTCACATTGTGCATGAGCCATTGAAGGTTGAATCAGGCCGCAAGCGGAGATCGGCACCCGCCCCCCAAAGGCCCGGCGGGGAAATGCCCGGGCCAACCAATCCCGTAGCGAAAGAACCAGAGGCAAGCGGCCATAATCGTCGGGACGAAGCTTCGAGCCCCCGACACCGCGGTTCGAGTAGGCTAAGCGCCGGGCGGACGGCGCAGGACGCGGCCCCATCTTCGGATGGCGGTCGCGTCGCTATTCATGACTGCCCCGTGTGCGCCGCGCGCCGGATGGCTAGGGCTGCAGCACAGTTGAAGTGGCGCAAGGGCCGCCAAGCCGAGAAGCGGAGCAAGTGACGAGTTTACGGTGCGCCTCGGCCGATCCCAGGGGCGGAGAAAGACAATGATCAACCACCCGAACCGGAGCAAGAAGACGACCGAGCCCGTGCTGACGATGACGTTAGGCGATATCCGCAGCAAGAGCCCGTGCCGGGAAGGATGGCTGAAGCTGATTCGCGCGGTCGGCGATGACCCCAAGACCGTCGTTTCGCTCGGCGACGTTGCGACGTCGAATGATGCGGCCGACGCTGCGTGGTGCTTCCGCTGTCTGGACTGGACCGATATCGCGGTGCGCCGCGCGGTGATCTCGGCTGCGGTTCTGCCGGCGGTCAAACGAGCTTCGCAGAACACGAAAGACGCTCGTGTGTTTGAGGCGATCAACATCATTGAGAAATGGTGTGCAGGTGATGATACGGCCGATCTCAAAAATGCCAGCAAGATCGCCTACGCCGCCTACGCCGCCGCCTACGCCGCCGCCTACGCCGCCGCCGCCTCCGCCTACGCCGCCGCCGCCGCCGCCTCCGCCGCCGACGCCGCCTCCGCCGCCTCCGCCGCCGCCGCCGCCTACGCCTACGCCGCCGACGCCGCCTACGCCGCCGCCGCCGCCTCCGCCTACGCCGCCGCCGCCGCCGCCGCCGCCGCCTACGCCGACGCTCGCAAAGCAGAACGCGAGCAGCAGCGTCAGGACATCATCGCGGCGTTTCCGCCGATCGCGCTGGCCGAGAAGCGGAGCAAGTGATGGACGCGCGCCGAGCCTCGTGCTGTGGGCCGTGATCGGCGTTATCGTGTGGAGGCATTTGCCATGGTGAACGGAATCGGAATTGCTCTCGGCCTCGTCGGCGCGGCGGTGCTGCTCTATTGGGGCCCGATCGTCTACTACCTGGCTCAACTGAGGAGGCACGACCCATGAGTGTCAAGGACTGGCTACCGACAGCCGATCGCGTCCGATGGGATGGCACGGGCAATGGCAACGGCGCGCGGGAGGCCCTGACCGAGATCGAGACACTGGACCATCCCGGTTCGATCTGCTGGGCCGACTGGCTGCTGCTCGAGCTGGCAGCGCGCGGGTTCAAGGTTGTGCCGATGACGATCCTGCTGTGCATCCTGCTCCTAGCCCCGTCGATCGCCAGCGCGAGAACGTGCTACATTCTCCGTCCCACCGACTATGACTGCAAGAACGCCCGACACGTTTTGATGCTTCCCACGATCGCAGGAAGGCATATCCACAATGACCGCAGCCGCACGCAAATTCGACGCTCTCCTGCTGTCCCGCTTCCACGGCGCGACCCTCGCCGTTAGGGCCTGCTGCGAGTATGTGCGGCTGTTCACGGTCGAGGGCGGGGACGGCCAGCCCGCGGTTGAGGCGTTCTGCTGCGCGCGGCGTCACCCGAGCGTGCTGATCAGGGACGGCAAGGTGATAGGGACCAGCGCATGACAGACTTCAATTCGATCGAACCATTCCCGGTGATGACGCCATATGGCCCGGCGACGTGCATCGGGCTGTATCCGAACGACGACTGCGAGTGGGCAACGTTCAACGAAAAGACGCAGGAGATGTGGTGGTGGTCGAACGTCAATCTGCGGCGGCGTTGCAATGCCACCAACGGCCGCAAGCTCTATTCGCCATTCACGATGCTGAACAAGGTGCACCTGACACACATCAAGCGATACATCGAGAACGGCTGGCTGCCGGCGGATTACGATCCGCTGAAGCCGGAGACGTGGCCTTTGTAGGAACCAGCGCATGATCTTCTGGCTCGACCACCGCATCTTTGGCAACGGCTACGGGCTCAAGTCGCCGTATTTCGACGACCGGTTTTACTGGCTCAACGGCCGGGTTTACACGTGGATCGGCGGGTTCGGCGCTCAGTTCCAGAGCATCCAGTGGCGTCACCCGCGTGCCGGCGAGGAGCGCACCATCCTGGGGCGCAAGTTCCGGCCGTTGCACAGCGAGCGGCAGTGGTTGTGGCTTTGGCACGACAAGATATTCTCCATCCCTCTGCCGATCGGCCGCGTCAGGGTTTCGTGGTCCTGCAGCCTGCCCGGTGATGTCCACAAGGCTGGCGCCGACCTGCGGGAGTTGCAGAGCAGGCTGCTCGATAGGACGATGTGACCGATAACGGCAAGTAAGCGAGGCGAGATATGGACGCGCAAGACATTCTCAATGTGGTTCACGATAAACAGCGCAAGGCGCTCAAGGCGATGATCCGCATCTATGGCGGGGACGTCGATGCAATCCTGAATGCCCTCCATGAGATGGCCGCGAGGATCGCTATCGCGACGGGCGTCGAGCCGGAATCATTCGCTGCTGGCGTCAAGCATCATTGGGGACATATCGCAGATGTCATCAATGCCGAGATCAAGTCGAAGCAGCATTAACGCGTCGAAAGCAAACCCGCGCGCCGCGGCTCGGCGCAACTCAAGGAGAATGAGATGATCAGACCCAGCATCGGCCGCATCATGTGGTACTGGCCCGAGAAGGATGTACGAGGTGACCAGCCGTGGCCGGCGATCGTCGCCTACGTCCACAGCGACAACATGGTGAACATCAGTGTGTGGAACAGCCACGGACATGCCCAGAACGGCCGCACCTCGGTGCCTGTCGTGCAGGACGGCAGCCCCTACACCGCCGGCGACTCGCCCTATGTCGAGTGGATGCCGTATCAGGTCGGGCAGGCCAAGAAGCACGAGGAGAAGTGAGATGTGGGGGTATCGCTGGAATAAATGGCAGGAGAAGTTCTGGATGGCGCTGGCCTGGGCCGTTCCGCGCAAGCTGGCCTATTGGTGCACAATCCGCGTTGGCGCGCACGCGACCCAAGGCCAATACGGCAATCAGATTGTGCCCGACCTCGCATTCATGGACGCGCTCAAGCGCTGGTGAATGGCCGACCCCAACACCATAGCGTCCAACAACATACGACGGTGGCGGGAATCCCCCGCCACCGTTACTCGGAAGGCACATCCTCGCTCTTGGCATGGTCGATATACCGAGCCGGCCTCCCGGCCTCGTCAAGGTCTTGGAGCAAAACGCCAAGAATGCTCAACGGCGAACTGTCCGATCCTGGATTTGTCATGATGGCCGAAAGCCGCGGGTGAATGTAGGGAGCGACCTTATAGGCGATATCGACTGCGGTGGTGAGGTTGGCCCTGACCCGGTCCTCGGCGACCGTCGCGGCCTTGAGGAAGGGTTCCTTCTCCTCGTCCGATGCGGCCGAGCCCGCCAACTCCAAATTTGCCTGCATGATCTCGACATCCTCAATCGCGGCCTCCTCGAAGAACGACATTGCCGCCAACATGACCTCTTTGGGCATCCTGAGACGTTTTCCGGTCACGATGAAATATCGTTCCATCTGGATTTGCTTGACCTCCGGCTGCATGCGGGAGTTCATGATTCGCATGACCTCCTGGCCGATCACGACCTTGGGCTTGTCCTTGGATCCCTTTCGGCTCTTATGCACCGCAGGGTCAATGAGGTGAGCATTTGAGGCAAACCGCTTGCCCTTGGCGCCTCCGCGGTGTTCCCCCTTCTTGCTTCCTGGCATCAGTCGCCCCGCTTGCGCGCATTGTCCTGCGCTCCGACCACTCGCGATCGGTAGTCCTCAAGGTTCCGCTGGATGAGTTCGAACAGCTTAAGGATTGGGGTATCGGGCGGCATGCCGACGTCGACGCGACCGGTCAGGATGCCAAAGCAGGACATAAACCCGCCGACGAATGAGACGTCATCGGTCTGCACGCCCCGCTTACGCTGGTGCCGCTCATACGTCTCCAAGGATCGGTCAATCAGATTTTCGGCCATCTTGGCTCCTTTTCGGTGCAGATCGCCTCTTAGGGCGGATATGGGTTATTAGCCGGGTAGAAATGCCAAAATGTTGAGCAATCTTCGATCTCAACCCAGCGGGGTAGTATCGAGCCCCTTCCTGCTGCCGAACACGCTCGGCCAACCGGTAGATTTCTCGTATCTCTTTGACCTGCTCGGGCGATAGTTTGGTCATGCGGTCACCTGGGGCTGTGTGGCCGTCTTGGCCAGTCTCGCCATCCTCGCGTCCTCCTCATCGGTGAGGGCCTGCAGGACATCCTCAGAGGCCTTGCGGACGATCGCGGCCACCGATGGCTTGCGTTTGGTCAGGAGTTCCAGCGGTTCCGCGTTGAGCCGGCGCCATTGGGCGGCCTGTGAGACAGTTTGCGACGTTTTGAGACAGTCGATGTATTTCTCGGCCCATGTCTCGCAACTCTCGCCCTTGCCCGGGATGGTGCGGGGCTGCGGGCCCGGATCGGTCGGGCCCGGATCGCGCGGGGGCGGTTCGCTGAAGCGGGGCGGCGGATCGCCGTCGCGGGCCTCCTCGATATCGACCTCGGTAGTGTCTACCGGCTCGCGTGGTATGGCACGGGCCAGCTGCGGCCGGCTGGCGTCGGCGCATGTCTTGCAGTAGGACAGGACACGGATCACGGCGTCCGACGTGGGGGCGTCGGGAAGCACGGCCTCGACGAGCACCTTCCATTGCAGCGCATCAATTCCGAACCTATCATAAATCCCGGCCGGGTATGGCAGCCGCGCCGCGTCTCCGGATAGAGGTTTTGGCTTGTTCTTCGAACCGAGGGGCCTTGTCATTCTCTCTACCTTGGCTAAGATACGATAGAAATAAGGGAAACTATTGATGAAAAGCAAGACCAAACCGGAACCAACACTTCGCGAGAAAGCCGCAGCGCTCGCCGTGATGGCCAGCGAAGTGCTTCTGATGGTGCTGGAGGATCCGGTGGCGGCTGCTGCGCCTGCGGCCAAGCCCAAGGTTACGGTGCCCAAGCCCGCCGCCAAGCCCAAGGGTCGCCCTCCGATGACCGAGGATCAACGCGCCGCGGCGAAGGCAGCGCGAGAGGTGGTCGCCGCGCCGCCGGTCAAGCCCCAGCCGATCACCCGCGCCAGCCTCGCCGCTCAGAACGCCGCGCCTGCTGCGATCGGCCGAGAGGCGGTTGAGCCCGCGTCCTACTTCACCAAGGCCAATTGATGGGCACCGTCCTTCCCAATCAACGATGTTGCCGCGCGCGAGATCAAGACACGAGATCCAAATCTTGATGTTATTGCTGAGCTGGAAAAGTTGCTGGATATGGCCAAGAGCGGGGAAATCGTCGGGTTTGCTCATGCTGCTGTCTACCAAGGCGACCTGACCTGCTATGGTCGATCCGGCCGCAATACGCGCGGAATGATCGGTGCTCTCGTTCTGCTGCAGGGCGAAATCGTGAAATGCGAACTATCGGAGACCGTCTGATGCCCAGCAAGACGCCCAAGCAGCGCCGTTTTATGGCCGCAGCAGCGCACAACCCATCCTTCGCGCGCAAGGCTGGGATCCCCGTCAAGGTCGCGAAAGAGTTCCACAACTCCGATCGCGGCAAGTATGGTGCTCTGACGAAGTCCGGGAAGAAGAAGGATCGGTAAATGGCAAACGTTCGGATCATCGCCTACAGCGGCATCGTCCAGATTGAGCAGCGGTTGCTGAAGTTCGCCAACGCCGACTCTGTGTTCATGAGACAAGAGCCTTACCAATGGTCTCAGAAGCTCACGCTCAACGGCGCAACGCCAGTAGCGAGCACGGTCCAGCCGAACGACACGGCGACCATGGTCGTTATCGAGGTCGATGACGGCTCCGCGATCCGGTACGAGATCAACCCGAATGGCCCGCTGGCGACGGGCGCCCGGTCGGCCTCGACGCTATCGCCACGCCTTGCCGGCGAGAACGTCTTCCAATGGTTCACCGGGGCCACGATCAGCGTCGTTGACGCATCGGCTGTTTGAATGGCGTAGATTATCAAGGATTACCTGCCGTGGTTGCTCTCAGCCATTACGATTTGGATGACGCTACTCGCGGGCAACAAGCACCCGAAAGCATGGCTGATCGGTCTCGGCAATCAGGCCTTATGGCTGATCTGGATTGCGTGTGCTGGTGCATGGGGCTTGCTCCCGATGAACGCTGCCCTGTGGATTGTCTACGCAAGAAACCATTGGAAGTGGAATGGCCATGAGCGTGCAGGAACTTCGTCTGGAAGATAGCTACGGCCGCAAGATCCACGTCGGCAAGTTTGCTGGGCAGATTATTGTAACGCCAACCCTGCTCAATGACGGTCACGGCGACGCGATCGCGCTCAGCGATCATCAGTCCAAGTTGCTGATCCTCTATCTCCAAGAGCATCTGAAATGAACGAGCTGAAGCTGAGCGACGAACAGTGGTTGGTGCTCGATCTGCTCTTGCGCGCCAAGGAGCGCGGAATCTCTCGTCTCACCAAAGAGGAATTGCTATCATCCTCGAAGCTTCCACAGGCGGTCGCCATAAGGCTGGTATGGGCCGCGCTGACAATGCCGGCCAACTTGATTGTCTGGCACGGCAACGAGTTCTCAATCACTGATAGCGGCCTATCAGCGTTCAAGCTCAGGTTTGGACAGAAGATCAAGCCCACCGAGATCGCGGACGCTGTGATTTGTCTTCCTGGGCCCGATCATTATCGGAACTAACCCCATGGGCGATGCAGCCATCTCGCTAGAGGCCGTCCGCCAATCTCCGCAGTACCAGGCGGCGAAGGAAAAGCTCGCCGATCGCGAGTGGCGGCTCGACAACCTCTACTGGATCAAGAACGAAGACGGCATAGCGATCCCGTTCAAGCGGAACGAGGCCCAACTTTATTACTCCAAGCGAGAATGGTACCGCGATACGATCCTGAAATCACGGAAGGTTGGGTTTTCCACCCTGATCGCGATCGAGATGCTGGACGCCTGCCTATTCGCGTCGAACACGATCGCCGGCATCATTGACAGGACAGTAGACGACGCGACGAGCAAGCTATCGCTGTGCAAGTTCGCCTATGACCGGCTACCGCAGACGCTCAAGGACGCCAACCCGCTGGTTCGGGACAATCAGAGCGAACTCGCCTGGGCGAATGGGTCCAAGATCATCGCCGGCACGTCCTACCGCGGCGACACGCCCCAATACCTATGGGTGTCGGAATATGGTATCATCAGCGCGAAGAATCCGGACGCCGCCAAGGAAATCAAGACGGGCTCGTTCAAGTCGGTGCCCAAGCGAGGGAAGATCTGGGTTGAGAGCACGCCCATGGGGACGTCGGGCGAGTTCTACGATCTGGTGAAGGCCGGCGAGCAGCTTGCGGCGACGGGCCAGCAACTGACCGAGTACGACTTCAAGCTCCACTTCTTCGGCTGGCATCAGAAGGCCGGCAACCGTCTCCCGATCAACCTCGTACATATTCCGGCCGAGATGCGCGAGTATTTCGAGGAACTGCGGATCAAGCATGGGATCGTGACGGACGGCCTGCAGCAGGCTTGGTACGTCAAGCAGCGGGAAATCCTGGGCCCGGACGACATCAAGTCGGAAGAACCGAGCACGATTGATGAGTGTTTCTTCGCCAGCCTTGAGGGCGCCTATTTCAAGACCGAAATGAACCAGGCGCGGCGCGACGGCCGGATCGGCAAGCCGGTCCCCTACGACGACACGCGGCCGGTCCACACGTTCTGGGACCTCGGCATGGACGGGAATATGGCGATCGGCTTTCTTCAGAGCGATGGCGTTCGGCACCGGGCCATAGATTTCGCCCGGGGAGAAGGTTCGGGCCTGTCCGATGGCATCCGCATTCTGAGGGAAAAGAGCACGACCAGGGGTTTCAAGTACGGCAAGCACTATGGGCCACACGATCTGCAAACGCGCGACTGGTCGAATATGAGCGGCGTCACGGCCCAAACCCGCAAGGAGGTCGCCGCGGAGCACGGGGTAGACTTCATCGTGATCGAGCGCGTGGGCGACAAGGCCGATTCGATCGAGGCCGGGCGCCGGCTGATCAACTCGACATGGTTTTGCTCGGAGTATGCTGGTGACCTCGTGGAGTGTCTGGATAACTACAGCAAGGCCTGGAACAAAATCCTTTCCCAATGGATGGCGACGCCAGCCAAGAACGGTTTCGACCACGGCGCCGACGCTTGGCAGCAGATCGCGATGGGAATTATTCCAGATGTAATTCACAGAAAGGACATGCTAGGCTCTGGCAAGCGCAAGGGTAGCCACTGGAGCACATAATGCCTGGACGAATTGAAATGCTTGGTCTCAAAGTTGGGAGGCTTATAGTTATTGAGGCTGGGCCTAAAAATGAAGCTGGCAATCTATCGTGGGTATGCCGATGTGAATGCGGATCTGAAACGACTGTGCGGGGCCAGTTGCTTCGCGCTGGTGTGACCAAATCTTGTGGATGTTTAGCGATTGAGAAGAGCAAGCTTCGCATTACGCATGGCCAATCGCGCTGCGGCAGTCACTCTCCCGAATATCGATCTTGGCGGGCGATGCGTAAGCGCTGCGAAAATCCAAATTACCCTCAATTTCATCTCTATGGTGGGAGAGGCATCGGGGTTTGCGAGCGATGGCGTAAATTCCAGAATTTCTTGGCCGATATGGGCAAGCAGCCATCTCCCGCGCATTCCTCGATCGACCGATGGCCTGATAACGACGGCAATTATGAGCCGGGTAATTGTCGGTGGGCGAGCAAAGAGCAGCAGGGTAGAAATAAGAGCAATAACAGGATGGTATCCTTTAAGGGTAGAGAGATGACGTTCATTGAGGCGACAGAACTTGCTGGGTTGCCATGCGAAACCGTTAGAAAGCGCATAGATAAATATGGATGGACCGTAGCAAGAGCGCTTACTCAGCCGGTTCGTGGTAGCTGATGGCCAAGGATATCTGACGAATGAGCGAATCCCGCTACCGCAAGCTTCATGCCCGGATGGTCCGCGAGAAGGCAGAGCGGGATGCTGAGGCGCTCGGGGCTGAGGAATGCCGGCGGCTGCTGGCGGAATGGGCGGCACAGCCCGGGCGGACCAAGGAAGAGATCGACATGCTCAACGCGGCCAACAAGATGGATTCGTGATGATGGGCACCAAGGAACTCCGGGAAACCTTCAACTCGGTCACCGGCCCGCTGGCGACTTGTACCGCGGCGAGGCTGACCTATGAGCGGCCGGACGGAAAAGAGGTGCAAATCCTGACATTTGAGGGCATATTGCCTGACGGGATGCCGTTTTCGATCCGATCTGAGCCGATCCCGCCGCGCGGCGTGGTTGAGTTGGCGGCTCGGGAGACGGCGCAGAGGCTCTTGGAGCAGAAGCGGTGATTAGCTGCTCACATTGGGGTGTGTTTTGGCTTCAGTGCCCAGATTGGCCGCCGTCGGCGGTTAATGATTGGGCTCGCAAAATGATGATTGGAGCTTAATTATGAGCCTTTTTGCAAGCCGAGGACTTGCTAAGGAGCCTATCCCACCTGATGAAAATGATGTGCTGGTCAACGAGATCAGGGACGGTTATCCCTTCGGCCAGGAAGCTGTTGGGCTCCGAGCATTTATCCGCGTCGCGGTTTATGTGGTTCTGGAAATGAAGAAGAGGGGCCTGATATGAATCGACTGTTACTGGCGGCTGCGGCCGTTCTCGCGCTGGCCTCTCCGGCCGCGGCGCAGATTTCATCGTCTACGACGGCCTTGGCGGCCAATCAGGTCATCAAGGCAGGTCCAGGCGGGCTCTGGAGCTTTCAGGTCTCCGCAATTGGTCTTGTCGGTGCTGCATGGTACGTCATGATATTCGACGCTACGGCAGCTCCTGCCGATGGGGCGGTCACGCCGCGCAAGTGTTATGTGGTCGCGTCAGGAACTCCCGGTCTTTCCATCAACTTTGATGCGCCCGTGGTGTTTGGGACGGGCATCACGATCAGCGTCTCGACGACCGGGTGTTTCACCAAGACCGCGTCGACCAGCGCCTTCATCTCCGGCGATTTCCAATAGGAGGCTCCCATCTCTCATCTTCTCGCGTCCGTGAATCCTGAAGCTGTTGCCCTGATCCATCCTGAGGCGGCCAAGCCGCGGCTGCCCGGGGTCGGCGAAATCGTTGTCTACCATATGCGCCCGGGCCACGGCCGGAACGGAAAGACGTTCTTCCCGGCGATCGTGCAGGGGCAAGGTGACCGCGGCACGTTGATGTTGACGGTGATCATCGACGCTGGCGACTTCAACGACGAATCTCTTGTCGAGGAGCGCCGGGTCGGGACCGAGTTTCACTGCTGGGAGCGGGTTGATCGGCCGTTTGCGGCGCCTTCTGAGATTGTTGATGTCGAGGCGCGCGATCGGCTGATGGACTTGGAGGCGGCGGTATTCGGCGAGTTCGCCCGGCCTCCGGTTTCGCTCGCGGCGATCTTGGCTGATTTCGAGCAGCGCCTTTCCTCTCTCAAGACCGAGAGCGCGGATCTGTTGGCCAAGCTGAGGAAGATGGGCAAATGACATTCCCCCGGGACTACACGCTGGCCGAGATCGACGCGATGCGGGACGCTTTGGTGAGCCGATTGACAGTCGAAGGCAACTTCCCGACTGCTACGTATATTGAAGAACGCCTCCGCACCTACATGATGGCTGGGGTCACCTTGGCCGATCTGCGCGGCGGGGTGGTGAAAGAGCCGGACATGTTCGGGGATGAGGGCTGATACATGGCGGGTCGCGGCGAGGTCTTGGACGACGTAGAATACTCCGACGTGACCCAGCCGGACGCGGACGACTTCTTTACGAAGGACGGCACGAGCATCGACAAGGACGATGACGACTGGAACTCGGAAAGCGACACGGCGACCGACGCCGACGATATCCAGGCTCGCCCAGTCTCCTCGCTCGGCCCGAAGGATCAATTCGCTATCTTGCAGCGCTGGTGGTATTCGGACGCGGACGCCTCGGCCACATGGCGCTCACAGGCAACGGACGACCTTGGGTTTATTGCCGGCGAGCAGTTGACCGATGAGGACAAGGCGATCTTGGACGCGGCCCAGCGCCCGCACGTCGTGTTCAATCGCGTCCTGACGATCATCAAGGCCATCGCCGGCATGGAGATCAACGGCCGGCACGAGATCGTATTCCTCCCAGAAGAGAACGACGACACGGTGACCAGCGAGGTTCTGTCTGGCGCTTCGAAATGGATGGGCCAGCGCTGCGACGCGGAGGACGAGCAGAGCGAGGCGTTCCAGCAGTGCTGCATTACCGGAGTGGGGACGACGGAAAGCCGGTGGAGCTATAAGAAGAGTTCTAAGGGTGAGTACATCGAGGAGATGTTCGATTGCCGGGAACTGTTCTGGGACCGGACCACGAAGAAAAAGAACATGGTGGACTCGCGGCGTAGGGCCAGAGTCCGCCGGATGCCTCTTTCCGACGCGCTCCAGATGTTTCCCGGCAAGTCTCGCCGGCAACTCGATGCGAGCTGGGCCGATGCCGGGATCTATTACGACACCGGGCCGCGGTCGATCGAAGAGAAGCGCATTCGCGACGGCAAAAACTCGTATCTCGATTGGGACGACACCAACGAGGTTACGATCGTCTGCATGCAGTGGATCGAGAACGAGCCTTACTGGCTGGTCGCGGATGAGCAGACCCAGACCAAGGTCGAGATGACGGCGCGGGAATTTCGGCTTCTGAAGCGGCTGCGGAAGATGCAGGGCAAAGAGCCGCTGGACGGCGTCAGGATGACGCGCGAGGTGTTCAAGCAGGCCTTCCTTGGAAATGAGGTGCTTGGGCCAGTGAGCAAAGCGCCGCTCGGAAATCAGTTTTCTTGGGCCGTGATCACGGGCGAGTTCGACGCCAAGAAGCGGCAATGGTACGGACTGACCCGGGTTGTTCGCGATCCGCAGATGTGGGCCAACAAGTTCATGGCTCAGGTCATGCACATCATGAATACGACGGCGAAGGGCGGCATCCTAGCCGAGCGCGATGCCTTCGACGACGAGCTTGAGGCGGAAGAGGGGTATGCTCTCCCCGATCAGATCACATGGCTCAAGAACGGCGCGCTGAGCGGGCATGCCCCGAAGCTGATGCCGAAACCTGGTGCCGGCGATGCGTCGGCCTATGTCGCGCTCCTGCAATATGCGGTGCAGGCTATCCCGCAGGTGACCGGGGTCAACTTCGAGCTGCTCGGACAGCAGGACGTGCAGAACCCGGGCGTGGTCGAGGCGATGCGCAAGCAGGCCGGCATGACGGTGCTTGCCACGATGTTCGATGCACTGCGGCGATATCGCAAGCTGCTGGGCCGGATCAGGCTGTGGGTCATCCAGAACCGGCTGAGCGATGGCCGTATCATCCGGATCGTCGGGCAGCAGTATACCGGTGCGGTGCGACTGGCCAAGGATCAGGTTGCCGGCGAATATGACGTGGCGGTGGATGACGCGCCGACCTCGCCGAACCAGAAGGAAGCGAATTGGGCGATCATCGCTCAGGTCCTCCCGATGTTCAAAGACCAGCTTGTCCAGAATCCTGATTTGCTGGTGATGTGCCTCGAATATTCGCCGCTGCCGAGCCCGCTGATTGCCGGGTTCAAGCGAATCATGGCGCAAAAGACCAATGATCCGCAGGCGCAGAAGGACCAGCAGCAGGCGAAGGAATTGGCCGTCGCGAAGCTGTTGGCCGAGATCAGCAAGGACGATTCGATTGCGAACATGAACAACGCCAAGGCCGGGTCACAGCAGGGGACCGCGGCTTATGACTTGGCGATTGCTCAGAACATGCAGCATGACAATGCACTGCAGCGCGGTAAGCTCCTGATCGACGCCAAGAAAGCCGACGCGGATACGGTGCTGACGCATGCCAAGGCGGCTCGGGAGCTCGCTGGTATCCACCATGATGCGAGCGGTGCGGCGAACGATCGGGCCGGAACGGCGATTGATGCACTGAATGCGCGGACCAAGCACATCGAGGCGCAAGACAACATGCACACGAACCGGGTCGGCGCGCTGGCCGGTGCGCACCATGATCTGGCCGCGGCGTTTCAGAAGCGGGTGGCCGGGATGATGCAGGCAAGGATGCCGATCGTGGACCCGAATCAGCAGCTGGGATCTGGCAATGGGTGAACATGATCGATATCAAACGAGGCTTCGCAGCGCTGGTTTTAAAGAAGATGAGCCAATCGATGTGGATGCCTTATGGTTCGGTTCTACGGGAGTATGGGATACCGTAGATAAATGCTGGGTGAGGCGTGTTCCAGATGGAAGGTGGGAGATGGAGCAAGTGAATAGGCCACCGCAAGAATGATCCATCCTCATTCCGCACTGCTGCGCCACGCGCAAGACTTCTTTCGCTCCGACCTCTTGGGGCTCTACAGCTGGGATCGAGTGCAGATCACCAGCCCTGAGCTCGCCCCTCCGATCGCGGCGGAAGCCTCGTTGCGGGACCGGCGGGCGGCGCGAGACCGGCGCGAGGGGCGGTATCTCGGACAGGCGCGGCTGATCTTCGGCAATTGGGAAATCCTGATCTACTCGCCGAACGAGAGGCCGCCTCTCGGGGAAGTCGTGCTGCGGCCGAATGAGATCGGCGGCGCGGTGCTGGTGTCGGGCCCGATCGACGCCGCGACATGGGCCGAGATCGGGCAGAAGATCAGGAAAGAGGCCAAGATGAGGTTTTTGGGCTGATGTTCTGGCTCGGCCTCCTCCTGCCGCTCGCATTCATTCCCGGCTACACCGGGGTATCGATCCCTACGCAATGGGCGGTGCTATCGGTGGCGCTGCTGCCGGCGCTGTGGCACCATTCCGACCTGAGGGCCGTCCACTGGCTCGGGTTGGCGTTCCTGGGGTTCGCTGCGGTCAGCCTATTGTGGTCGCCGGATTTCGGGTTCGGCCTCTGGATTGCTGCGATCTGGGGCCTATCGTTCTGGTACGGCTGGACGTCATATGGCTTTCTACCGCTGTGGAAGGGGCTCGCGGTCGGGCTCTGGATCAATTCCGCCGTCGCGATATTCCAAGCCATGGGCTATGCGCCGGTGCTGATCAACGGCCCGATGCCGGCCGGGCTGATGTTCAATTCCGCGGTGCTGTCGGCCTGTGGCGCGCTGGTCGCGGTGGCCCTGATCTGCCATGCCCAATGGCACTATCTGCCGGGGCTTTATCCGGCCCTGTGGCTGGGACACTCCCGCGGCGCATGGGCCGTGATTATGCTGGCCGTCGTCGCGAAATACCTGCATTGGTCGGCCGCGGTCGGCCTGATGGCGGTCGGCGGGGTGGTGCTCTATCTCGACCATGGACAATCGGATTTCGTCCGGCTGCAATTCTGGGATATGGCGCTGCACAACCTCACATGGTTCGGGAACGGGGCGGGATCGTTCAATTCGATCTATACGTGGTATAACGGGGCCGCGTTCCACCCGGAGAACGTCCACAATGACTACCTCCAGCTTATTTACGAATTTGGCGTCGTCGGGCTGGTGCCGATCGGGATTGTCTTGGCTGCGCTCATGGGGACCAAAGCCAAGGACTGGCCGGTCCTCTTCGCCTTCGGAGCGACGGGGTTGTTTTACTTCCCGCTCTGGACCGCGATACCGTCATTCATGGGCTGCGCTGTTGCGGGCCATATTCTGCGCTATTATGGTCCTGACTTCAGTGTGTTGCGTCGCTGGGGATCTTATCTCGTACCGCGGGGCGATGACTGGGAATGGATCACTTGTGCGGCTTGGGGCCGCGATATTCCCGATTTCGAGGGAATTACGGACAAGGCAATGAAGGAAAAGGCATCACATGGTTAACCCTGAAGCGGTTGGCGACGTCGACGAGGGCACGCAGTCCGATCTTGACATTGGCGGGATGACTGCCGAGGAGCAAGCGACGTGGGACGCGATGAAAGCGGGGCGAGACGTTCCGCAACCGGATGGGGGCGGCGATGCTGACACTGGCGAAGGCGATGGGGATAGCGGCGGCGATTCTGCTGGCGACGGCGATGGCGGTGACCCTGACCCTCTGGTGGCTGGCGGCGATCACAAGGATGACGCTGCAGGCGGCGAAAAGCGCGTCCCGCCCAAGACCATAAGTTACGGGAAATACCAGCGCGAGCGGAAGAAGCAGGAGGAGGCGGCCGCGGCGCTACAAGCCCGGCTTGATGGTGCCCTGGCTGAAACCGCGAAGGAGCGGGAGCAGCGGACGCGGCTCGACGAACGCACGAAGATGCTGCTCGACGCCATTTCGGTGAAGCAGCCGGCTGCGGTTGAAAAGCCGGCTACTGAGACCGACCCGGAGCCTGACGGCGAAGACGACCCGATCGCGCATGCGGCGTGGACCTCGCGCGAGCTGAAGCGGACGCAACAAACCATCAAGGCCATTCAGGACGGCACGCAGAAGCGAGAAACGCAGACCGCTGCGGAGCAGGAAGAACGGCAGGTTTACGACACATACGAAAACGACCTGAAGCGTGAGGCGACGGCCGATCCCGCATTTGCTCAGGCCTTCGTGCATCTTCGGGAATCCCGCTATACCGAGCTGGGCTATATCTATGCTGGTATCGACATCAACGATAAGGCGGCGGTCGATGCGGCGTTGACGCCTGAGCAGCAGGGCCAGCTTGCGCAGAACATTCAGCGGTCGTTCCACCAAGAGCAGATGCTTGTTGCCCGGGAAGCGCTGAGCAAGGGCAAGTCACCGGCCAAGGTGGTTGCCAATCTGGCGCGGGCCCGGGGCTGGAAGCCTGAGGTGGCCGTGGTCCCGGCCAAGACCAACGGGAATGGGAACGGTGCAGCGCCGCCGGCCCGGCAGGCTGCTCCGGGCAAGCCAACGGTGAGCGAGGAGCTTGCGGCCATCCGCGAGGGGCAGGCCAATTCCAAGTCACTGTCGGATGCCGGCGGCTCGCCTGGCGGGGACATCACGCCGGAGCGGCTGGCGACGATGAGCGATGACGAGTTCGAGGAGTTCTACAACTCCATGCCGAAAAACAAGCTCGACAAGATGATGGGCAAGACGCTGCAATAATTTCGAGTTACCGGGGCGGAGATCCTCGGTCGGTGAGCAAGGGCGTCGATCGCGCGCAGAAGAAAGATTGCCTCCAGGTTCCGCTAACCCGGTTCGGTCATATCGCTGGTCAAGGCAATCGACCCTTGCATTGGAACATAAGATCAGGCTTACCGTTGTGAGATGAGCCTAGATGGCTCTTGAACCCGGAGGGGAAAGTTATGAGCGAGCAGAAAGCAGACCCGCGACCGATGGATGACGCGAAGCTGGCGCTGATCGCGCGGCTTTCTCCGGATATGGCGCCAGTCGTGGCCGCGCTGTCCTATCCGCCGGAGGACGATATCCCGGCTGAGTTTCCGCCTCATTCCTCGGCCTTCGAGACACTGAGCGCGACGCATCCGGTTCTGGCGTCGGCGATCAGCGTTTATGTCAATTCCGAGGTGCATCACGGGGAATCGCTGATGAAGCTGGTCGAGGACGCGAGCCGAGCGATGTTCGGGCTGGCGCCGATGACCGATGCGGAGGAACGGGCGTGGATGCACCGTCACGACGCCAAGCCGGCGCCAGTGGCTCAGGACCCGAAGAACGGACCGACGATCGCGGAATGGGTTGGCCAAGGTTATACGGCGAGTTCGTATCCACCGGCGGGCTACGAGCCCCGAAGCACGCCAGCCGAGATTGAAGCGGCGGTGAATGCTGAGAAAGAGCACGACGACAAGGTGAAAGCCGCGAAGGATCGCGAATTCAAGCTGGCCAACGAGCCGATCGCTGACCCGGTGCTTTCCGATCCGTCTCCATCGGAAATTTACGCCAACCCGGAACACGATCCGGCTGAGCATCAGTTCTGAACCGTCGCCGATCCTTCAAGCTTGCGGTTCCGGTCGAACTCAGCTACGGCTGGTTCCGTTGAAGTGTTTCCTCCCTGCTGTAGACTGCCCGGGCTTGTCCCGGGCGTTTTTTTGACCATCGCGGGATAGCCAAGTGGTTAAGGCATCCGGCCCATAACCGGAAGATCAGCGGTTCGATTCCGCTTCCCGCAACCACTCTTGACGACACAATATTTCGCCTCTATAGGTGGAACACGGTCGCTGTTCCCCGATAAGCGGACAGCACCGAGGCCAACCCTCGTAAAGTGGTTGGATGTTTGCCGGGTCAGCAAAACCCGGTCTAGCCGCCCCGGCTGAAACAATCGGCGCACCCCCAAACCGTTGAAACCCGGCGACCTCCTTCGAGGTCCCCCGATTCGCAGGGTGTAGCAATGTCCACCACTAGCTATCCGCAAAATGACGCCCTTGCGGTAAAACTCTGGGCCCGGGTTCTTGAGACGGAGGCGTTGAAGTATACCGCCATCCGCCCCCTCATCGGCAGCGACGAAAATTCGGTCATCCATCTGCAGACGGCCCTCTCCAAGGGGCCAGGTGACCAGATCACCTATGCGATCGTGATGCAGTTGGCTCAGGCCGGTTTCACCGAGAACCAGCTCGCCGAGGGCAACGGCGAAACGCTGACGACCTATTCCGACGCCCTCCTGATCAACGAGCTGATGGGTGTCGTTGGCGTCAAATCGCGCCGCACGATCGATCAGCAGCGCATTCCCTGGGATCTGCGCGACACGGCCAAGGGCCGGCTGCGCGACTGGTACGCCAAGCGCTACTCGACCGCATTCTTCAATCAGGTCTGCGGCTACACCCCGGCAACGGATGTGCGCCTGACGGGACTGAACGGCGTCCTGGCGCCAAGCTCGACGCGGGTCATTCGCCAGTCGGGCCGCGCCTCCGACGACCTGCTGACCTCGGCCGACACCTTCACGCTCGGCCTGATCGACGCTGCGAAGGAAGCCGCGATCACCGCAACCCCGCAAATCCGCCCGGTCCAGTACAAGGGCCAGTCGATGCGCGAAGGCGGCCGGTCTGACTTCAACAACACGCTGGAGGACATGTACTGCATGTACCTCCATCCGTATCAGGTCACCTCGATGCGGCGCAACACTTCCACCGGTCAGTGGCAGGACCTGCAGAAGGCCGCATACATGGGCCTGCGGCAGACCGGAAACCCGATTTTCTCGGGCGCGATCGGCATCTACAACGGCGTGATCATGCGCTCGGCCTTCGACGTCACCAACGGCGTTTCCGCGGTGGACGGCTCGGCGGTGACCACGGTCAAGCGCGCGGTACTGTTGGGCGCTCAGGCGGCCATGATGGGCTTCGGGCAGGACAACGGCCCGACCAAGCTGACGTGGAACGAGGAGCTGTTTGATCACAAGCGGCGGCTCGAAATCTCGGCTCTGACCATTCATGGTCTCAAAAAGACCCGGTACAACTCGGTTGATTACGGCACGATCGTCGTCTCGACCTATGCCGCCGCGTCGGCGTTCTAAGGGGAGATGGACCAATGACCACTGGCACTCTCGGAACCAATGCGCGGCAAGATCCGCGTCAGGTATCGAACACCCTCAAGAAGACGGTGAACTTCAACGATACCGGCATCGCGGCCGGCGTCGCCTTCGATAACCCGCTACCGCAGGGTGCGTTCATCCTGGGGGTGTGGGTCGAAATCGTGACCGCGTTCAACGCGGTGACGACCAACGTTCTGACGGTCGGGACCATCAACACGCCACCGTACAACAACATCGTCGCGGCGGCGGATGTCAATGAGGCGGTTACCGGCGTCACGACCGTGCCGCGCGCGCTCGGCCGGTCCCTGACCGCTGCCGGCGATGTCCTTCCTGTTGCCCAATATACTCAGACCGGTACGGCTGCCACGACGGGGCAGGCCATCATCGTGATCGAGTATGAAGGCGGCTGGGCCAGCTAAGGGAGAATGAACATGAATATCGGAAAGAAGCTCCTCGCCGGCGTCGGCATTCTCTCTCTGCTCGCGGGGGCTGCAAGCGCGTTCACGACCACGATCGATCGCATCAACCCCGGCACGTCCATCCCGGTCGTTACGTCGTGCGGCACCTCGCCTGCCATCACCGGCGCCGACCTAGCCGGTAGCGTCACGGTTGGCACAGCGTCGCCGACGTCTTGCACGCTGACGTTCAGCGCGGCCTTCTCGGCCACGCCGTTCTGCGTGGTGGGGTCGAACCCTCAGCTAGCCGCGTTCTCATGGACGATCTCGACGACGGCGATCGTGATTACCCAGACCGGAACGGCGAGCAACAAAATAACTTGGGTGTGCATGGGCTCGTGATTTGTGGCGGCGGCCTTCGGGCCGTCGTTTCCTCTTCTGGGAGATTGAGAATGAGCAAGGGGACGATCAGAACCCGCCGCTACGGCCAAGGCGACATGAACGGAGTTTCTCGCGGCGTGAGCACGATGGGAAGCGCTGCAATGCGAAGCTCGCGCAACAACGATTATGATTCCGACGACATGCCGGCGCGGCGCGTCGCAACGCCTCAGAAGCCGATGCGAAAGCCGATGCGGCCATTGAAGGACAGGTGACATGAAGCGGTTCATTCTTGCGGCGATCGGCCTCATCGGCCTTTTTGGTCTCGCCCATGCCGTCAATCTGACCGGCACGAACAACGCCAGCGAGTCGCAGGTCCTCAAGGGCGGCTTCTTCCGGATGTCGAACGCGAATGCTATCACGGCGCTTGCGGGTGGGGCTCAGGCCGGGGCGACGCCTCTGGTCAACGGTTACAACCGGATCGTCACGGTGGCGAGCGCGAACGATAGCGTGCTGCTGCCGCCCTGCGTGAACGGGGTTGCTGGGGACGTCGGTGCCGGCGGCTACGGCAACACTGACGGCATGTTCGTGATCGTCACCAACTCGCATGCGACGAACGCGGTCAACGTCTATGCTCAGGGCGCCACGCAGTCGATCAATGCAGTTGCGGCGTCATCGGCGTTTTCGCTGGCGGCGACCAAGACCGCGATGTTCATCTGTTCGGCCGCCGCAACCGGCATCTGGCATACGCTCCCGACGATTCCGTAACTTCGTGAAGGTGGCGCTGCATCATGGCCACTGGAGCAAGTGCGAATACGATGATCGCTCGGATCGCGTCCGAGCTCGGTCAGAGAACCGATCTAGCCCCGGGCGGGTCTAACCCGACCGTCATTACCAACGCGATCTCAGACGCTATCCAGATCTACCAGAAGGAGCGTTTTCGGTTCAACGAAAACCTCCCGCTGACGCCGTTCACGTTCATGACGGTGGCCGGGCAGCCGTATTATGACGTGACGCTGGTCCCGAACATCAAACTGCTCTACAAGATCGATTACCTCAACTACCTGCTTGGCCAGACAACGCAGAAGATGGAGCGGCTGTTCCCTGAGGAAATCTACCTCGCGCTTTTGCAGGGCGCGACGGCCGGGCCGCCCTCCACGTTCGCATGGGATGGGCAATCGATCATCATGTACCCAAATCCGAACATCCCGTACCTGATCACGGTGGGCGGCTATATGGCGCTGGCCGGTCCGGACCTGTCGATGCCGGCCGGGCTCACCGACACAACCAATCCATGGATGAACGAGGCCGAGCGGTTGATCCGGTCGCGGGCGAAATATGAGATCGCGTTGCACTTCACCCGCAATGACAAGATGATGTCGGCGATGTCCCCTGAGACTGGAAGCGGTGGCGCCAGTGAGCGGTATCTGAACGAGCTGGTCGGGGAGGCCAACAAGATCAGGGGGACGAGCCGCATCAGAGGAATGAAATTCTGATGGCATCAAACTTCGTGCCGTTCACAGCGTTCAAGCCTGATCTGACGACGCTCGGAACGGATTCGTCGTCGGTTGTCAGTGGCGTTGTGCCGCGCGGTGACGGATTCGGACCTTTCAAATCGTTCCAGGCATTCACGCAGGCTCTGCCGGCGGCATGTCGCGGGTTCTTCTTCGCGCGCAACACTGACGGATCGATCGCGGTTTTCGCCGGCACGTCCACGGACCTCTATAAGCTCGACAATACCAGCTTTATCTGGGTGAGGGTATCGAAGGGCGGGGTTTCCTATGGCACGCTGGTAGCCAGCGACAACTGGAGGTTTGCGCAGTTCGAAACCTTCGTGATCGCGGTGCAGCTCAACACGGTTCCGCAGAAATTCGTGCTTGGCTCAAGCAGTGCGTTCGGGGACCTCGGAGGGAGCCCGCCGCAGGCCTCGCATATCGCGATCGTCAACGGGTTCGTGCTGCTGACCGGGCTGCTGTCCAATCCACAGAGGGCGCAATGGTCGGACCTGTTCGGGCCCGAGACGTGGGCGGCCGGAACCGGGCTCGCGGACTTCCAGGATTTTCCGGACGGCGGCATCTGCCACCAATGCTCGGGCGGCGATGCTTACGGCGTGGTGTTCCAAGACGATGCGATCAGGACCTTGACCTATGCGCCTGGGTCGGCCGTGGTGTTCCAGATCGCGCGGATATCAACTCAGGATACCCTGTTCGCTCAGTATTCCGTCATCAATGCGGGAACGCGAACGTTCTTCATCTCGGCGCAGGGGTTCAAGGTCATCGTCGCGGGGGGCGAGCCGATTTCGATCGGGAAAGAACAGGTTGACAGGTTCTTTTTCGGGGATGTCGACGCGAACAATCTGCAGCTGATCATTGGCGCGGCCGATCCCACGGCGACGCGGGTTTATTGGGCCTATAAGTCGCAGCAGGGCAGCGCGGGGCTGTTCGACAAGCTGCTGTGCTTTGACTGGTCGGTGAAGGATAGGCCTTGGACCTTGATCCCGATGTCAGGGCAATATCTCGGTTATCTGGCAAAGCCGGGGCTGACGCTGGAGGGGCTGGACGCAATCGCACCTGGCGGCCTCACGGTGCTCGGTGCGGCGTCGGGCACGGCGGGGCGGATCAGGTTGCAACTTGATGCGGTTTCGAATGCCAACTTCACGATTGCGGGGCAGAACTTCATTGAGTTGCAGGGGGTAACGCCGTCTTACATGAACGGGTCTTGGCCACCGATCGCGGTCGATTCCACCCATATCGAATTGGGTGGGTCGACGTTCGCGGCGGCATGGGTGAGCGGCGGCCGGATCGGCGGTTCGCTTGACGCTCTGACGTTCTCGCTAGACAGCATATCGACGTCGGCTGTCTCGGCGCTATCGATGGTTGGTCCGAGTTCAACGCTCGGATTTTTCACCGGGCCGAATATCGAGGCGATCCTTGAGACGCCGGAGATCAACGAAGATTCGTTCGTGTTCATCGACGGAATGACGCCGTTTACGGATTCGCCGGATGCGCTGGGTTCGATCGGTCATAGGAATCAGGCGCAAGGTGCGATCACCTACACGGGGGAGACCGCGGTCAACAGCCGTGGCGACTGTCCTCAAAATGTCGAGGCTCAATTCCTGAAGGCAAGGCTGCGGGTGCCGGCCGGGTCGGTGTGGACCTATGCGCGGGGGATTGAGCCGAACATTCAGGCGGCGGGGGATACCTGATGGCTGGATACGCTCCGTTCGGCATTCCTCCTGCTGCGCCTGATCCCGATGCCGCGCCGGCTCAATCTCCGTTTCCGCCCGAAGTCATGGCTATGCTGCTCGACCGCGCCAAATCTCTGATCCAACAGCCGGCGGCGCCTCAGCCATCGGCTGCGGATCAGGCTGCGATGTCTCCGGAGACCTATGCCAATCCGATGGTTTCACAGATGATCGGGAGCCTCGCCACCTTGCCCAAGCGCGCGATCGACGCCGCCGGGCATGACTTCGCTAACCGTGGCACCGGAGCCGAGCCGCAATTGACCGGGCCTGCGCTGGAGGCCGGCATGCTGCCGATGGGGACAGGGGTGGTTACTGGCGTTCCAGTGCGCGCTGGAGAGACGGTGCTGAGTGCGGGTGCGGCACGTTCGCTAAAATTAGTTGATGATGGCGCGAAGATAAATATATCCCCTGAGGGGATGAAAATTCCTGATTATGGCAAGGGAATGAGCTGGGGGCTTACGGCATACAGAACTACCCCGCAAGCGGGAGTACATGCCGGAACTCCAGCGCTAAAGATCAGGGATGTTCGGTTGCCGGAAGAGCTACAGGGCCAAGGAAATGGCCTCGCATTATATGAACAGGCCGCGAGATTAGCCGCAGATGAAGGGCGCGCTTTTCATAGCGATAGCACCGTCACTAAATCTGCTGTTGGACCATGGGCGGCTTTGAAGCGCAGGGGATATGATGTGCAGACTTCCCCGAATGTCATAGACCGCCAAGGGCCGCCAGAGGCCCCCCACTTGAGCAGATATGAGACCGCGAACGGAGACCCGGTTTTTTACATCTCCCCGCGCGGGATTGTGCGCGAGGACAAAACCTGATGGCCATCCAGCTTCAGCCAACCGAGAAGAACCTCTACACCATCGTGCAGGCGATCATACAGCTTGTGACGGGGAGGCACAACGCGGGCGGCACAGTCACGCTGCGAGCAAACCAGACGACAACGACCGTTACGCATCCCAATTGCAGCCGTGATTCCTACGTGACACTCGGTGCGCCGCAGACGGCCAATGCTGCGGCGGCGCTGGCGACGAGCTACGTATCCTCCGTGCTTCAAGGATCGTTTGTGATCACCCATGCATCGAATGCCCAGGTGGATAAAACGCTATTTTACATGGTGACCGGCGGATGAGCACCCTAGTAGTCACCGCGATCGAACCTCATATGGCCAGCAACCTATGGCCGCGCGTCCGCGACCTGATCGACGTCGGATATGCGGCCGGCGACAACTTCATGCCGGAAAATATCCTTGAGCAAATCCGCTACGGGACGATCCTGCTTTGGATCGCGATCGACGAGGAAACCGGCCATATCCACGCCGCGATGACGACGGAGCTCGTACCGATGCGGTGCGGGCTGGTGTGCTGGATGGGACAGTGCGGCGGGGATCGGATGCAGGACTGGTCCCGATTCCATGTTCAAATTGAGGAATACGCGAAAGCCGAAGGATGTGTTAAAACCGTGATTAAGGGGCGTCGGGGCTGGGAAAAAGTCCTAGACGGATACCGGATCAAATCCGTTCAACTGGAAAAAGTGCTCTAGAGATGTCCGAAAGCAGCAAAACAACCGACCAGTCGCAGCAGAGCCAAACCTCTCCTTGGTCTGCGGCGCAGCCATTGCTGGATAAGGTACTGGGGCAATATGGCAGTCAGAGCACGGCTGTCACGCCTGGGCAATCCGATGCGCTGGCGAACCTGACGCAGGCGACGGCTGGACTTCCGAACTTCGGTTCGCAGGGCACTGGTGCGATCAACAACCTGTTTTCGAGCTCGACGGCGCCGCAAGTCGGGATGCTCAATCAGGCCTATGGCGACCTGAGGACCAATCTCGGCAGCACGGCGAGCGGCGCAAATCTGGACCCATATTCGACACCGGGCTTCGGCGACGCGCTGAAGACGATGACCAGCGATATCACCAACGCAACAAAGGGGGTGTATGCAGGGTCCGGCCGCGATCCCTCGGGAGCGGGATCGTTCGCCGGCACGCTTAGTCGCGGCCTGACACAGGGCCTCGCCCCGGTCATCCAGAGCCAGTACAATCAGAACTATCAGAACATGGCGAACGCCAACAATACGCTGTTCGGCGGGGCCGGGACGACGGCGAGCGGGATCAACAATCTCAACCAGACACAGCTGCAGAATGGGCTGGCCGGGATTGGGGCGGCCGGGTCGGTGCAAGGGCTCTACACCTCGCCGGCACAGGCTCAACTTGCCGCGGCGAACGCGCAGTATTCGCAGCCATATTCGAACCTTGCCGCGCTGTTGCAGCCCTCGACGGCGCTGGCCGGGCTCGGTTCGCAGTCGAGCGGGTCGGGAACGTCGACGTCCACATCGACGCCGTCCACCATGGATTCGATCGGCGCTGGGATGAAACTGGCCGGGACGGGGGCGAGTTCGCTTGGGTCCCTGTTTGCATTGTCGGATGAGCGTGCGAAGGAAAACAAGGCAAAAGTCGGTGCTCTCCATGACGGTACACCGGTTTATTCCTTCAATTATATTGGGGACAAAAAACCTCAGATCGGCTTGATGGCACAGGAAACGCTTAAGCATACCCCGGAGGCTGTTCACAGTATTGGAGGAGTTCTGCACGTAGATTATGGAAAAGCTGCTGAGAGGTCGCGTCGAATGGCGCATTCCAAAGTTGGGAAACTGGCGGCATGAGTAGTCATCCAGATGCAGTAACCGTGGCAATTGAAGCCGCAGAGGCTCGCACCATTGCTGGGAAAAAGTATTATGGAGAATTTGATCCCAGTCAGAGAAACATAGTATGAGCAGTTACCTGGACGAAATGTTGGCTAGTTTGAGGGACATGGCGCCGACGAATCCTGCTGCCTATCCAACGTCGCAGCCAACAGAGCAATACACCGACTATTCGCAGGGCTGGCCGCAAGAAATGACGCGGCCGAAAGCGCAGTTCGGTGATATCCCGCAAGCCGCGCCGGCCGCCGCTCCGCAGATGCAAGCTCAAGCGCCGTTGCTCGGGCTTGAGGGCACGCTAGGAGCCAATCCGGCACCATTCTCGCTGGCTGGTCCGTCTGTGACGCCATCGCTTGCCGCGGCGCGTGAGATGACGGCGCAGCCTCCCATCCAGCCCGGCGGCGGATTGCCGATGCCGCCTCAAGCGGTGCCGCCTGCTGGGGAGGACGCTGGCTCAGGTGGGTCGCCTCCTGACGTTCCGCGGTCGGCGCCGATGGGGATTGCCGGACCTCCTGCAGCTCCCGCGGCTCCTCCTGCGGTCGCCGCCCCTGCTGATGAGCCCTCGTTCCTCGATAGCCTCAAGAGCGGCGCAAAGAGCATGGCACCGGCTTTGCTCGGCATGGGTGCTGCGCTGCAAGGCGATCAGGGCCATATGACGGCCGCGCTGATGAATCAGCAACAGGGTCTTGCCGAGCAGGCGCAGACCCAAAATCTGACGGCCAAGGCGCTGCTGGCAAAGGGCGTTGATCCGGCTACGGTCATGGCTGCGGTGCGCCAGCCTGATTTGCTGAAGGCCCTTGTCGGCGAGCACTTTGGCAAGTCCAAATACAAGATCCAAGTCGTCGGCGAGGACCAGTTCGGCGGCAAGACCTATGCGGCCGTCAACGAGAGTGACCCGACCGACGTCAAGACCTATGTCCCGGGCAAGGGGTTTGTCAGCGCTCCTATCGGCGAGGGCGGTGCCGGCGGTGAAGGCGAGGGCGCGTCTGGCCCTGGACCGGGCGGATATTTTGGCCCGGGTGTAAAAGAGCTAGACCCGGGCAAGACCGGAGACGACTATCTGTCTCAGTTCTCGCCGGAGGCTCAGGCCGCGGTCAAGAGCTATATCAATGGAGATTCCCAGCCGACCAGCAACCCGCGCAAGGGCTGGGCCGAAAACATCAAGAAGATAGCGCAGAAGTACGGCGGGGATATGGGAATCCCGGTCAACGATCAGCTTTTCAATCAAAAGAACAACTTTATCAAAAGCTTGGGGAATACGAACAGCGGCGTCGGTATGCAGGTCAAGGGGTTCCAGCAAGGCTTGCACCACCTCGGAAGCGCGGCCGATGCGCTCGAAAAGATGGGTAATTGGGGTGGGTTCGGGTTCGGGCCGCTGGCCGAATGGGAAAACCGCGCTCGCCAACTCGGTACCGCTCAGGCGGGGCAGGCCGCGAAGGCCGCGGGTGAGATTCAGGCGCTGGCCGGCGAAACCGGAAAGCTGTTCTCGGGTTCGGCTGGCGGCGGCGTCGGCGAGCGCGCGGAGACCCGGGCCCGGTTCGATACGCGGAAATCGCCCATGGAGATCGCGGGCGCGCTGGAGGGCCAGCTCGAGCTGATGATGGGTGGCCTGCAGTCGCTTGAGCAACGCCGCGACGACATTTTCGGGCCGAATGGCAAGGATGTGCGCGGGGCGAACTTCCTGGGACCGAAGGAGCAGGCCGAAGTTGCGCGCGTGCGGGGTATCATTGAGAAGCTTCGGGGTGGGAGTGAAGCGCCGGCCACAGCCGCACCGGTGCCGGTTGCGAGCAAGGCCGATTACGACAAGCTCCCAGCCGGAAGCCCGTATATCGCTCCTGATGGGTCGCACAGGGTCAAGAAGTGAGCAACTTTTGGGAAGGTGACACGGTCGTTGCGGCTCCAAAAGGCGGTAACTTTTGGGATAGTGATCCCGTGACTGCCGCTCCTGATCCGGTCACGGTGAACAAAGTGGCGCGGTCGGCTGCGTCTGGTGTCCCGATCGTTGGCGGGCTGCTGAACAAGCTTGACGCGGCGACGAACGCGACGCTTGCGCCCGTTGTTGAACCTTTCCTGACGCCCAGCAAGGAAGATATCAGCCGGCACGGCGAAACGTGGTCGCAGCGCTACGCCAAATCCAAGGCGATGCAGGACGCGGCTGATGCCCAGATGGCGGCTGAACATCCGATCGTCGATACTGCGGCCAAGATAGCGGGCGGCGTCGCCGGGACAATCCCGGCCATGACGGCGGCACCGGCGGCGTTCGGACTGACCGGGACGTTGCCGCAGATGGTTGTCCGAGGTGCAGCATCAAACGCGGCGCTAGGCGGAGTTGACGCGGCGGTCCGAGGTGAGAACCCGACGACGGCGGCGGCTATCGGCGGCGCTGTCGGAGCCGCCGCTCCCCTAGTTGCGCGCGGTGTCGGCGCTCTGGCGCGCGGGATCAAGGACTACCGCAATCCTCCTCCGGTCGTACCGCAGAACGTCGAACGGGTGGCTGGCGTCGATGTGCCGCTAACGACCGGGCAGGCCACGCTTGACCCCCGTATCCAGTCCGAAGAGGAAGTGATGCGCCGCGGCGGCCGCGGGACGTCTGCGGAGGATATCGCGCGGCAGGCCGACCAGCAGGCGCAGCAGGCCGTGGCTGAGGCGAGCGGCAACATCTCCAAGTCGATGGACCCGACCGGCACGAGCGCCACCACGGCGCCGCAGGCGGCCGGCGGGGCGGTGCAGACCGAGTTGGCTGCTCAGGAGCAGGCGCGGCAGGCTGCGGCACAGGCGGAAGCTCTCCGGGTCCAGAATGAAGGTCAAAGCGTCGCTCAGGGGCTCGGTGGGGGCGCGGCTCCGGTATCCACGCTTGACGCTGCGGAGGGGACCGGGGCCGCTGTCGCCGCGAAAGCTGCGCAGGCCAAGGCCGACGCTCAGGCTGCCTATAAGGCGCGCGATGCCGTTCCTGGCGCGTTTGACGAGAGCGTACCGAAGGGGCTCGCGGAGGATATCCGCGGCCGGCTCAATCAGGGCGAAAACCCGCTCTGGGTTGACCCGACGAACGAGTCGACGGCGAATAATGCGCTGAAGTTGATTGATCAGACATTGGGCAAGGATAGTGGGGTATTTGCTAATTCGGCCGCACCGATCGCGAAGGATACCGGCTCTGTCGCGGCTGCCGCCGAAGATGAGACCACGGCCGCACTGCGAAAGAAGTTCGGCGATGAGGTGGCGAACGCCTACGCAAAGCAAAATCCAGCACCGGTAACAGCCGTGCCGGTGGCTACTGCTTCGCCTGCCAAGCCGGTCGACCTCAAGACCATAGACGAGGCCCGTAAGCGGCTATCGACGATGTTCGGCGATGCGAAGGCTGCAGCTATCCGCTCTGGCGACCGCTCCGACATGCGCGCCATGGGCAAAATCCTGCATGAGTTCGATAACTCGATCAGCGACGCGCTGGAAAGCGGGAAGTTCTCGGGCGACGCGAAGCTTGCCAAGAAGTTGCAGGACGAGGCGCGGGCCGCGCATGCCGAGTATCGGCAGACGTTCTCTAGCCGCGGGCCGGGGGATGAAACCGGGCGGGCTGTCGAGAAAATCCTCGGAAAATACACGGACACGGCGGCGACGCCCGACGAAATCGCGGCCATGTCCTACGGGCCAAAGGGCGAGCCGGGAGGCGGAAAAGCTGAACGGGTAGCCATTCGGCTGAAGAAAATCCTCGGCGATCAGTCCCCGGAATGGGGTCGGTACAAGCAAGGTCTATTCGCCCATGTCGTCGGGGATGATTCGCTATCTTCGGCTGAGAAGGCCGCACGAATTGACAAATTCCTGACTGGCCGCGGTCGAGGTCTGGCCAATGTCGCGCTCGAGCCGGCAGAAAAGCGGGCATTGGCGAGTTATTCGACCAGTCTCAAGGGCATTGAGCCGGCCGGCAAGCCTACTGATCGGGTCGGGAAGGCATTGCAGCGGATCACGGGAGCCGATGGTCATCCGCCGGCAACGAGTAACGAGGTCGTCAATACGCTGTTTTCGCGGAGCGCCAAGGGCGACGGTCTGTCAACCGAGCTCGCGGCCTATCTCAAGAAAAACCTGTCTCCGGCCAGTTGGTCGGCGCTGAAACAGGGCGCATTCGAGCACTTGGTGGCCACGCCGGAGGGCGCGAAGGACCTGACCAGCAACGGCATTGCGAAGCGGCTGAGCGCGTATCTCGATGGCGATCTGTCCAAGGTGCTGAACACGCCGGAAGAACTCGCCGAAATGCGGAAGCTGATGCTGGTGCATAACAAGCTGACGCCGTTGCCCGGCACCACGAACCCCTCGGGGAGCGCGTTCTTCGGGCAGAAGATGCTCAAGACTGCTGGCAAAAACTTGATGACGATGCTGGGTTTCGCCCATGGCGGGATCGGTGGCGCCGTGGTCGGGCACGGGCTTGACGCGGTCGGCGGCATGGTCAAGGACGCGCGGGCCGGCAAGCAGGCGACGCAATTGTTCTTCGGGAAGCAGGCGCGATCGCCAGTCGTACAGAGCCGGATACCGCAATTGCTTGCCCCGACTATTTCGCAGCGGGCTCAAGGTAGCGCGCAATAAAATAACAAGATAGGATGACGACGACGCTGGCCCACGGCCCAAATAGATAGACGAGTTCGATAGCGGCGAGTTTCAGGCCGAACAGGATCAGGAAGAGAGAGACTAGCAGCACCAATGGCCTCAATGAATCCAGAGCTGGCGTCGGCGATCATAGCATCTGCAAAGAGGCTTGGCGTCAATCCGTTGGATGTCGGGACGGCTATTTCCTATGAAACTGGCGGTAAATTCGATCCAAACCTCTGGGGAGGCAAAGATCGGAACTACCTAGGGTACATCCAATTCGGTCCGGAGGAGCGCGCCAAATATGGCGTGAAAGAGGGCCAGTCTCCGACCGAGCAGATGGGCGCGGTGGAGAATTTCCTGCGCGATCGTGGCGTCAAGCCGGGCATGGGCTTGAAGGACATCTATTCGACGATCAATGCGGGGGCGCCCGGGCTCTACAATCGCAGCGATGCGGCAAACGGTGGCATGCCTGGTACCGTGGCGGACAAAGTCGACAAACAGATGGGGCCACACATGGAAAATGCCGCTACGCTTCTCGATATGGCGCCGGTCGGCGCGCTCGCGCAAGACCCGACCAGCCCGGTAGACCCGACACAGACGGCCGCCGGTGCCGCGGCCGCGCCCCTCTCGCTGGCGCCCGACGCGGTGGGGGCGTTGGCACCGCCAACCACGGCGCAGACGCTGGCGAAGCTCGGCGCGACGCTCAACCCCGCTCAGGCTGGTCAACCCGCCGCCCCGCAAGGATCGCAATTCCTCGCGCCGCAGCAAATCCAGATGCCTCAGATCAATCCGCAGGCGCAGCAGATCGCGGCGCTGATCGCGAAGCAGTACGGCATGGGTGGGGCCTGACATGGCGTTCTGGCAATGGTCGCGAACCGCATCGAATGACGCTACGGCGGACCCGACCATAGGGTGGTCTGAGGGCATGGCCCCGTCTGCCGTCAATGATTCGGCCCGTGCCATGATGGCTAGACTTGCCGAAAACCGTGACGACATTTCAGGGCTCCTCACCACGGGAGGAACATCGACGTCTTACACCCTTTCGACTTTTCAACTTGCCGGTGGGAATGGCTTAGCGGCAACGCCGAACGATGGCCAGCTGATCGCGTTCTCTCCGCATGCCGTGAATGGCATCGCCCCGACACTGACGGTTGACGGCGGCACGACTTACCCAATTCAGTCGTCTCCTGGTGTCGCGATTTCTGCGGCTTCTCTCGTTACTGGCTCGCCGTACTCGGCGAAGTTCTCGCTGAGCAACCTCTCATGGATTTTGTTCGGGTTCTACGCCAATCCGTTTAACATTCCGCTGGCGTGCGGCATGGATTTTTGGGGTCCGTCGATCCCGAACAGCAACTTTGCTTTTCCCGCCGGCCAAGCAATTTCGAGAACTACATATTCCACGCTGTTCGGGTTGATTGGTACAACCTACGGCACAGGCGACGGCATAAACACGTTCAATCTTCCGGACAAGACCGGTCGCGTATCCGCGATGCGTGAGACGGTGATAAGCCGGCTTACCGCAGCGTATTTCGGCGGGACATCCTCCAACTTGGGAGCGGTCGGAGGATTTGAATCCGAAACCCTGACATTGGCACAATTGCCAACTAACATCACGGTCACCGGGACAGTGACAGTGAACCCTAGCGGTAATAATGGGCTGTTCGTTCCGGTCAATAATACATTCTGGACCAGCATTAACGCCACTTCCGGCGGCACGACTGCTGTCGCTGCTTCCGGAGGAAATGCTGCTGTGAGCGGGGTGAATCAGTTTTCGGGGACGAATACCCTGACATCCAACAACACCAGCGGCAATCCTCATGCGAACGTCCAGCCCACGATCATTTGCAATTACATCATGAGGATCATCTGAATGAGCGTGGTGCAGACCGATCTTCGGCAGACCCGACCGAGCGCGCGGGAGACCAGCTATTCGCCGGTCGCGCCGTTGACGGCGTACAACGTTCAATTCGCAATTGAGCAGGTGCAAGCCGAGATCGTCGCGAACGCCTCGAAGCCTCCGGCTATCGTTGCAACATCCATCGCCTTTGCGAATTCGCCTTATACAGTTCTGGCAACAGATTATTTGATCGATGTCGATACAGTCGGCGGCGCTGTAACCATCAATCTTCCGTTAGCGGCGTCCCGTAATAATCTTGACGTGACGATCAAGGATTCAACGGGTCATTCGTCGACGCCCGGAAACGCTATCAGCGTTGTTCGCGCTGGCGCTGAGACGATCGATGGGCTGACTACATACCCGATAGCGAGCGATTTCGGAGCCTACAAGTTCAAGCCGATAACTGGCGGCTGGGTGGTGATCCCATGATGAAGCGAATCTTTGGCGCGTTGATGGGATGTCTGATCGCCTCGGCGGCGATGGGGCAAGCTCAGGTTGGGCCCGGCAATGTGCTCGGGAATACGACCGCGGCTCGCGCGCCGGCTGCGGATTCGTCCGTCACGCTCTTGCTGGATAGAGCTCTAGGCTCGACGCGGGGCTCCATCATTGAGCGTGGGGCATCGGGCTGGGCAATCGTCGGTCCCGGCACCACGGGCAAGCCTTGGGTCAGCGGGGGGGCTGGCGCCGATCCGTCCTACGCCACGCTTGGCATCGTGGGCGGCGGCACAAATTGCGCCGCAGCCTCTGGAACGTGTCTCGACAACATCACGGGGTTCGCTTCGAACGGATACATCAAGCGGACTGGTGCTGGCACATATTCGCAGGTTGCAACCGTCCCGATCGCCGACGGCGGCACTGGGCAAGGTAGCGCTGCAACTGCGATATCAGCCCTGATGCCGACGCCGACGCGCGCTGGCGACGTGGCTTATTGGAACGGATCGAATTGGGTCACACTTGCTGGCAATAATTCGGGGACGCAATTTTTCTCGGAGAATAGCTCTGGAGTTCCTGCATGGGCAGCGGGGTCAGGAGTTACGAGCGTTGTATGCGGAACTGGTCTTGATGGGGGCACCATCACCTCGACCGGAACGTGTTCGCTGTCTGCGGCACGCCGCACCCTTCCAACACGACAGATCTTTACGTCAGGCACTGCTGCGACCTATACGGCTCCCGCCAACGTATTATGGCTGCGCATTCGCATGGTTGGCGGCGGCGGCGGCGGCTGTGGATCTGGAACAAGCCCTGGATCGGCTACCGCGGGGACTTCGAGCACCTTTACCGGATCGGGGACGACGAACACCACGTTGACCGGAACCGCAGGCACTAACTGCTCGGCCAATGCTGCTGGTACTGGGGCGATTGCGACTGGAAGCGCTTCGGATGTACTTTTGACAGGTGCCAACGGAGGGCCCGGTGCGGGCACAGCGCAAACCAACGGCGGCGCTGGCGGGATATCCTGCTACGGTAGCGGTGGCATTGGCGGCGTTGCTGGCGGCGGTGGCGGATCGGTAGCCGGTCCTAATTCCGGATCAGGCGGCGGCGGAGGCGGCGTCAACGCTACTGTTCTCGGAGGCGGCGGCGGTGCGTCTGGCGCATGCGCTGAGCGTTTCCAACTATCACCCTCGGCTACTTATACCTACACGGTTGGAGCTGGCGGGAGTGCCGGCACGGCTGGCACCGGTGGTGCTGGCGGCGGTAACGGGGCGGCTGGGTTGATTATCGTTGAGGAATTTTACAACTGATGAAGGGCAACTTCCGATGAAGCGCTTATTGATGATCGCCTTGGGGGTATTCTTGGCCGTCGCTGTGTCGAGTCGATCCGATGCACAGACGACCACCACTGAGACCTGCAGTTTTGCGGCAATCCCTGTGCTGCAAGGCGACCATGTCATTTGCAGCTACACGGCTGCATTCAGCGGACCGTGCAATGGCTCTGACCTCTACAATCAGTGGACGGTATCGTCCAGTCCTCAGTCAGATCGGACCTGGGCGATCACTCCTTGGGAAAATCACTGGATCAAGATCATCGGGCATTCGATCGTCGACAAGTCTGGGAACATCAATCGAAGCGCTTGGGAGATCGGGTCAGGCTATATCGCCGATATGCAAGGGTATCTTGGCGCCGACAGGAAAGAGACCACTGTGTTCTACCCGGCTGGGTACGTCTGGATGTACCCGCCGCGGGGGTATCTGCATGGTCCGGGCGATCCGGTGAAGGACGTTCACGGCTCATGCACCGGCGGCGGTACCGCAACCGTGCAAGTCACGTTCTACTACGTAAGCGCTGAAGGGCTTGTGCCACCGGCACCGCCGCCGCCATTGTGCACGACATACGCCACGCTCAATCCTGCAGATAAAGCCCCGGGCATTGCTTTGTCGAATGGCAATCTGACGGCAACCAGCAACGGGGCCAACAGCCATCAGATGGTGCGAGCGACGACGGGTATCGCACCGAACACATACCGAGTGCATTACGAATTTACGATTTCAGGCATGGGCGGCGCGGGGACGCCGATCAACGTGTTCGGCCTTCAAGACGCGAGCGCTCCGACGAATACGCAGCTCGGCTACACCGGAACGTCGTTCGGCGTTGGTTACAACGCGGGGAATGGATACACCTATGCGGCCAACTTCTCGCCGGCTGGGGGTCCATCGTTTCCGATGCCAAATGGGACGTATGCCGTTGACTACGACAGCTTCTCAGGTGTCGCGTCGATCACCGGACCAGGGATCATCTTCTATACGTCGCGGACGATGACGACCACTGCAACGTTATTTCCCGGATACTCGGCTTATGGATCGACATCCGGCAGCGTGACATTCAATTTCGGAGCGTCCACATTCTACTATGGCACGCCGGCTGGATATCAATCGGGGCTCTGTCAATAATCGAAATCGTGAATTAAGGTTCAATCATGGCAAACATAGCTGCTTTGACCGCGAAAAACTCAGCCCGTTGGCAGGCCTGCCACGTCAGGTCAGACCTGGCCGCCACGATCAACCGCGTGGCGAGCCGACTTGTCAGCGCTAAACCGCGCTATCAGGCGGTTGAGGCATCCACCAAGGTTCCGTGGTCGATCATCGCGGTAATCCACGAGCGCGAATCATCGCAGAGCTGGCTGGCGTCCATCGCGCAGGGCGATCCTTGGAACAAGGTGTCCATCCATGTCCCGAAGGGCCGCGGACCGTTCAAGAGCTGGGAAGAGGCTGCGGTTGACGCGCTCGTTCACTGCGCTCCCTACGCGGCCCGCTGGATGGACTGGACCATGGGGGGCGCTCTGACCCTGCTTGAGCAATACAACGGCCTCGGCTACGCCGCGCGCGGGCTGCCATCGCCCTACATCTGGGCATCGACGGACCAGTACCACGCCGGCAAATACATCGCCGATGGCCATTTCGACCCGAACGCGGTTGACCATCAGATCGGGTGCGCGGCGCTGCTGAAGGCCATGATGGCTCTGGATTCCTCGATCGCGGAGGCCGCGGTATGAGGTTCTGGTTCGCCGTCGCCATTTGTATCGGAGTGCTTATCGTCTGTGCCTACGGCCTTTATGCGGCCTCGCATATCATCACCATCTCATCGCTCTGGAGCTAGCAATGAACCTGACACCTCTGCAGATCATCGGAATCGTCTTGGCCATCAACGGCGCGCTCACGGGCGCCACCGCGCAGCTCACCGACCTATTCGGCGCCCTTGTGGCTAAGGACATTGTCTCGGTCGCCAGCCTTGGCAGCGCGATCCTGGGCGGCATCATCACGGCCATCTCTGGGCAGGCATCGCAGATTCGGAACGTCGCGGCTATCCAGGGCGATGACGGCAGGCCAGCCGTTCGGATCAACGTCAACGCCAACGCGACGCCGGACCTAGCTGCCATGGCTGTGGATCCCAAGCAGCCAAACGTCGGCGCGACGACGCCAGCGGTTCGTGAAGTCCTCAAAGACACCGCCAGGAGCGCTTGATATGAAGTGGATCGTCCGCCTTCTCTTCGTCTCGTTCGCCATTTCCTTTTGCAGTTTCGGTCCTGCGGCAGCGCAGACGAAGCTGAAGCTTCCGATCGATCCGCTCGGGCTGAATGACCGGGCCGCTAAGAGCAGCGGCAGCCCGCTGGAGGACATCATCGGAGCACTCGACGCCAAGTTGCTGCCCGACTTGGAATACGCGCTCAAACTCGCCACGGCGTCGAACAGCAAGGTCACCGCGCCATGCTATCAGGCGTGGATCGATATCATCAATGTGCGGCAGAAGGCCGTGCAGGATGCCAACGGCGCGGACCTCCCGATGCCTGATCCTGCGATCATCACCAAGTTCGAGAAGCTAGTCGAGATCAGGGAGTCGCTGCGGCCCGATTCCAACTTCATGATCAAGTGCTCGCCGGTCGCCAGCATGATCAAGAAGGACATCGTCAGCTTCATCGCGACCGTGCTTTCCGGCGGGGCCGGGCTTGCGGCGCTGGGTGTTGGTCTCTGATGGAATACCTCCCCGACATTGAGCGCTTTCTGACCATGGGAGTGGCGCTAATCGCCGCCATCGGCAGCATACATAACGCGCGCAAGATCAAGGAGGTTCACATCTCGATCAATAGCCGGATGGATCAGTTGCTGACGGCCACCGGTCAGGTATCAGAGGCCAAGGGATTGGCCGAGGGTCGCGCCGAGACGCGCGAACTTCCGGACGATCGAGATGGCAACGGGCTGCTGGACAAGCTGAAACGGTAGAAGAAACGCGACCATGGGCGTGATCATTCTACGCTTTGTCCACAACCCGTCCGGCTCTTGGCTGTCGCGCCTTCTGGTGCGGCTCATCCTGTTTCAGATGAGGTCGCCGACCGGGTATTCTCATGTCGAGGCCCTGACGCCTGACGGATTCTACATAGGAGCGCATTCGACTGGGGTTGAGAAACGATGGATGGATTATGATGCCGGGACGCCGGGACTGCGTGAGAAGTTCCTGGCTATAACCGTCACCGCGGAGCAGGCAAGGATCTTCTATCACTATCTGAATGCGCCGCAGGTGTTGGGCGAGCGCTACGGCTTCTGGGATATCGTGGGTTTCACCTTCTATTTCAACATCCACAAGCGTCACACGGTCGTGTGCTCGGCGCTGCAGGCGCTGGCATTACGTGCCTGTGGGGTGTTTCCGGTCCCGTTGCCGATGTTCGCGCACCTGATATCCGTGTCCATGCTCCTGATGATGCTTACCGAGCGTCCGGATGTCCGTGTCGTGGAACGGACCGACCCCGCATTCGTTGCCCACATAGCGGGAGCCCATGGCTGACAGCTTCCTCGGTCTGGACTTCAAGCTGATGATTGCCGGCGCCGGCGGCGGGCTATCGATCATCTACGCCTTGAAAAAACCGGAGGCGTGGGAACTTATTGCCGGTCTTGTGATCGGCAGCTTCACTGCCAATTATCTGACCATTCCGGTGTCTAAAATCTTCCCTTTCTCGTTCATACCGGCGGACTACATTCTATCGATCGCGTTCATGGTCGGCATCGGAGGGAAGTTCATATGCAGGCGCGGCCTGGACTACTGGAAGTCAAAAACCAAATTCAAGAGACAGTAGCATGACCTATGAAGCCACACCCCCGATCCTGATCTACCTCATCCGCACCGTGCTATGCATTTCGGCGCTCCTCGTGATCGTCCTGATGCAGAAGGCAGAGCACGACAAATCCATCAACCGGCTCGATTCCAGATCACTGCGATCGTCGCGGCGGATGTTCTTCATCGCCATTGCCGGTGCCGTCGTGATTCTGCTGCTCACCGATATGGATGGGATACCGCAGCCGATCGCTATTGCGATGCTGCTGCTGTTCACGGCGACGTCCGGGGTGCTCGCCGTCGATATCGTGGCCCTGAGCCACCGGCCTCCCGCCACCGGGCACAAGGCGGCATCGGAGCAGCCTGAGAGCTATAGCGCAGCGCCGTCACGAATGGCTAGGGTCTGGCGGCGACTCTGATAGCTCATGCGACCCGGTCGTGACGTGCTTCCTACCGGGGCCGATGACATGATCGGGGTCGCGGCGCCGGATGAGGCGCTTGCGGGCCGACGATCTTGAAGCGCAGATCGTATCTTGGCTTTCCATCATTTCGAATCCTCTCGATAAGTAGAAGTTAGTGCTTCCTTGCCCGCTGCTGTCAGCGTCACAAAGCTTTCATCGGTCCTGTCGTCGTGCGAGCTGACGAGCCATCCAGCGTCATGGCATTGATTGAAAATGTCAGGGTGCGTCAACGTCGATCCGTCGTCACAGAACGGTGCTAGGCATTGGCTTGAGTGCCCGGTCCGGCCGCCAGCGGCTTCGATAGCCTTGAGGCAAGACAGCCGCTCTGGTGTCATCTCATCGTATCGGATCATAACTCGACTCGCTGTTTCGTCATTAGCGCCGCGTTGAATCGTCCAACACTTCACCGGCTCGTCATATTCATCTTCGCGTAGGTTCTGGAACGGCGGGGTCGGCTTCTTCCCGCAGAACGGACACGGCAGCAGCGCGCTCGGCTCGGTCATGGCTCAGCCCTCCGTTGTGTTTATGGCCTTGCGCAGCCATTCATGTGCCTTGCGCTCATCCTCGCTCTTGCTCAGCGGATTGAGCCGGCCCATAGCCCATGCAATGTAAGACCGCATGCGCCCGATATCCGTCTCCAGATCCATGATCCTCGCCTGCACCAGACCGAGCTGGTAGCTGTGCGACGTGCGGTCGATGTCGTCGGCCATGTCAACGCCTCCCCTTGCGGATGTTCTCAAGCCGGCGAGCGCGATCGTTCCACGGCGGTTGCTGCAGGCTGGCCGTCGGTCCGCCCTGGTTGCGGAGGATGAGCAGCAGCAGAGCGAGGCCAGCGATCCCGATGATCAGCATGGGTCAGAACTCATCCATTCCGGACGAGCCCCGATTTCATCGGGAGATTCATTCACGCATATGTATGCTGCCTCGTCTTGGATGACGGCGGGAAACGTGATGACAGAACCAGTCGCACCATCGGTAGTGATGTAGCAAACCTGATTCATGTTGACGATAACGGTGCGCTCTGCAGCGCCCTTACCCTGTCGAAATCTCATCATTAATGGCTTCATGTCTCAGTCCTTTTCGGTGCCATGTCAATTCCCTCGTTAATCCCCAACTATCGGTTCACGTCTTCGTCCGGAACCTCGGACAGCTTCGCCTCAAGTTCCGGCGGCCAGGAATCCGGCAGGCCGTGGATGTCGAACATGTACGCCAGCTTCGCGATCCTGAGCGGGATAGGCTTTCGGCCGTCCTCGTATGATCGGATGGTGTTGTTGTTGGTTCGGCGGCTGCCTTCATAGCCGAGCTCGATCGCGAACTCGTCGAGGGACAGGCCGAGTTTCTGGCGAATCCGCCGGAACTCAGCCTTTGACATGGTCTCTCGACTGTCGTGGTTCATCGCAGCACCTCGCGCGCCCAATCTGATAAGCCAAGCCGTCCGGTTCCTGTCCGATGCAGGACATCCATGCTGCTGAGTGACCCGGCAATGTTGTTGAAGTTGCCAGACCCGGGAGAATATCCGGCGTTCGTAGCAAGATCGTCGCGCGCCAGATCGCCGGATGCCTGCAATGCCGCCTCAACAAGGCGTTTTTGTGGGTTCTCAAAAACAGACCAAAGCTTGTCTTTGGCCTCGCTCAGCGAGATCCCCTCAAACTCGACATTGAGCGCCAGCCGGCCGGGGCTTGGAACGATGGTCTGCCCCATCGTACCAAGGCCGCCGATGATGTTGTTGAAGTTGCCGGAACCTGGCCGATAGCCGGCGACCGCGGCGACCTGCTCGCGCGTCGGTGCCTCGTGACCGATCGATTTCCAGAAGGCCAGAGAGTTCATCACCCGCCGCTGTGGCATCGTCAGGCCATCCGCTGGCGCTTCGGCCGGCGCCCGCACAGGATGGGCCGCAGGAGGCCGCACAGGCGTCACGGCGCGAGCGGCGGCGAAGGCTGGCGGCGCCTGCTTGGACCAATGCTCGAGTTGGGCAGCCGCGCCCCTGGCGTTCTCCAGCGCCTTAATGACCGTCGCCGATTCCGTTGTCACCGCGCGGATTGCGTCGGCATAGCCGTCCGTCTTGCCGCGCGCATAGGCCGCCGCTTCGGCCTGCCGAACGGCATCCTGATCCACGCCGTTTGCCTTCGGCTTCGCTGCAATCTCACGCTTGAGACTGGCGATCTCGGCTTTGAGAGCATTCGGATCGTTGGCCTTGGTCTCGGCTTCGATCGTCGAAAGCCGCTCCTTCAGCTTGCCGAGGTCAAGCGGTTTGAGTTCCGCCGTCCGCTTGGACTCGCCGCGCCTCGGCGTGCGCGAGGAATCGAAAGTCTGCTTTTCCGGAAACGACGCCGTCTCCAAGATGCCGCGGCCGGGCACCCAAACCACGCCCTGGCCACGCTGCATCGATGGTAGGGACGCGAGGATGGCCTTGCCCTCCTGCTGGTCGGCCTGCCCCTCGATCCATGCACCGATCGCCGCGCGGTCCTGAGAGGCCGTCAGCTTGAACGCGATCATGCCGTCAGCCTGACTGAGGACGTCCTTCGAAAGCACTGCCGGCCGCTGGGTAATGAGCCACGGGATGAAGCCGCGCACCCGGCCCCGCCGAACCACGGTCTCCATCATACCGAGCAACTTCGCGGCCTCGCCGTCCTTGTCAAGCAGGCGTTGCGGAGCGAACATATCGGCCTCATCGACGACCAGATGCAGCGGCTCGCCGGCCGACTTGCGATAGAGCGCGGTCAGGAACGCCAGCATGAACCGGCGCTCGCCGGCTTTGGTCCCGATCTGGCTCAGGTCGATGATGCAGCTCTCGGCCATCGCGGCGACGGTCTCACCGATCAGTGATCCAGCGTGCTCGTTGATGGCGATGTCGCCATGCGGTCCGCCGAAGATCACGACGTTGAACGGCGACTCCGTTTTGCCATCCGGCCGCAGCCGCAGCCCCCACCACACGCCGAGCGGATCGGTAATGACCACACGCGCCTTGCGTGCCAAAAGCATTTCGACGCCGCTGCCAGCATTGTATGTCTTGCCGCTGCCGGCTGTGCCGACAAATGCGAGCCGGTCGTCAAGAGCAGCTTTCGGTATCGGATAGGTCATGACTTCCTCATCTCATCAATCCACCCGTCCGGCCCCCAGATGCTGGGTTTGGTCTGTGGATTCGATCGGACCGGCCACACCTCGGCCGGCATCGGGTCAAGGGCCATGTTGTAGACTTCGGCCAGCACGTCGCAGGCGCGATCATAGCATTCCTTGGGCGGGTGTCTGAGTGCGCGGGCGGCTTCCAGCTCTTGGTGGAAGCACCGGCGGGAGACTTCGGCGGCTATGAGGTTCATGGTCAAAACGGGATCTCCTCGTCATGAAGAACGCTGCAGGCTTTGCGCGGCCAGATGCGCGACAACACGCGATGCAGGAACATCCGGATCGGATAGGTCAGGCCGCGCCAGAACTCGCGGCGCTCTTGCTGGCGGCACCACGTATCGTATTCGGCTTGCTGTTCGCGCTGGCGGTCGATCTCGATCCGATCGGCCCACCACGTCGCCGAGCATGCCTCGCAATGCGCGCGGCCTTCCATGTCGATCTCGAAAACCTCGTGGTCGCATTCGTCCTCGGTCCCATCGTCATCCGGCGACCGGAGCTTCCACTCGTCGTAACTGTCGCGCCAGCTGTCGTCGTTCCAAGGCATCACCGCCTCCCGATCACGACCGGCTCGACCAGAGCGCGGCGAATCACTTGCCTGCCTCAAGATCAGCAAGCCGCTTCATGTCGGCCAAGGCATCCTCGTTTGTATCGAAGAATTTAACCGGAGAGATTGTCTCTATGCATGAACTCGCATCGTAGATCTTCATTGCGGCGACCGTGGTATCGAAGAAGGACTCCAGCGCCTTTCCGGCCTCGCCTGCCAGCGTAACGACCCAGCCAGCGCGGCAGTGGGTTTTCTCGCAAGTATGCCAATCGGTCATGGCGAGCGCCTTCGGCTGCGAGGCGGCGGCGTATACTGTCTGGTGGATATTTTCGATAACGGGGACGGGCGGCGGCCCGGCCGGAATCTTGCTCGGTTCTGCTTGGAGGTTTTGTTTGTAGTCGAGTTTGGCAATATGCGAGCAGCCCGAGCAGTCCGAGCAGCGCGAGCAGCCCGAGCAGTCCGAGCAGCGCGAGCAGCCCGAGCAGTCCGAGCAGCGCGAGCAGCCCGAGCAGTCCGAGCAGTCCGAGCAGCGCTAGCAGCCCGAGCAGACCGAGCAGTTGACGCAGTTTTTGCAGTGCTCAAGGCTGTCCAATGCCTTTTGCGCCGCCTCATTTGTCCCAAAATATTCGATGGAACATTTGTTGCCTTTATCGTCATAAAGCCAAGTTGTCATGTGACAGTCTCCTATGCTGGTTCGTGGAGTGCGCGGCGAAGTGCTTCCATCACTGCGGTTTCGTCGTAGCGGCTGGTGTAGGTGTGCCAGCGCCAAGCCTGCATGTGAGCGTCATGCTGTCGATCACCAAAGAGCGCCTCGACCAGAACCTCAATAGGACCGGTGACCATCGTGTTAGCGGGGAGGGTAGTGAAGGGACTGCGGCGCATGGCTCAGGCCTCCACGCGGTTGTCGTAGACCAGCACGCCGTCATTCCAAATACGTCCGTTGTAGGAAAACTTGCCGATGTACCCGCGCGGTCCGTCGCAGCCTCCGCGAACCGTAGGCTTGGGAAACGTCGAATTGCCCTCGCCGCTCTCGTCGCGAGCCTTGCAATACAGCGCGGACAGCTCGCCCATTGTGGCGGCGGTGAAGGTCTGATTTCGCATTTTGAAGGAGTAGGGCATCTCGTTTCCTTTCGGCGTGCCAGTTTGGCCACGTCCTCAACCTAATCCCTCCATGGGCCATGTCAACTATTATTTTTACAGAAACGTGGATTGCTGCGGCGGGCGGGGACCGAGGAACCCGGGCGATTCGGGAGATGGTCCGTAGGCCGGATTCCAGTTGCTGGTCCGCTGGTAAATCGCGAGGATCGGCCGCCATTCCTCCGGGGTCAGCTTCCGGGGATCGACGCCAGAGGCTCCGGACGGGCTGGGCGGCCGTGGCGCGGCCCCCAGGCGATCCGCCGTCGACCGCACCCAGTTGCGCCAGGTGGCGGGCCAGTCCGCCTTGACGCCGTCCTTACCGGCCTTCGCCGACCAGAAATCCCGGAACCGCTCGGCCTCGCGCACGGCCTGCTTTGAGTTGAGGCCCTGGACCAGAGCATAGGCGAGATCGCAAACGAAATCCGCCGGGAGCCGCGTGGCTCGGTTCGGCGGATCGGGGACCAGATCCAATTGCTTCGGCTTCCGTTTCGCCGGGCCGGTCGATGCCGCCCCGGCTGCGAACGCCTTGGCGACCACGTCGCTTGCATCCGATATCGAAACCCCAAGCCCTACCAGCCGCTCGACCAGCCCGCCGATGTCGCTCATGTGGTGCTCCTTGGTTGATTGTTCATTCTGCGGCCTCTGCGATCTTGGGCCGATAGGTCGCCGCGATCCATCTCGACAGCGGCAGCGGAATCTTCGCGATCATGGCGCTGGCCATCTTACGCTTTGGCGATCCCTTGTCGTGCATGCGGCCAGGTGAAATTGACCCGCGCGCCTTTTGCTCGGCATAGGAGCCAAACCAACCTCCGCTCACTTTGACGCCCCGATCATCATCGCGCGTGATATGCTCGCCCGGGTTGGTCAGGTGTCGCGTATGGGCCACTGCTGCGCTCTGGAAGCTTCCGCCATTTCCATCGAAGCTAAAGCCCTTGACCTTCGTTGCCTTGTAGACCGATGGCATCAGCGCCGGCACGTCGCCCCACAGATAGAAGCTGCCGAACGACCAGCGAGCTCGCCCAACCCACGGCTGCGCGCCCTTAACGTTCTCGACCACCATCGGGATATGCCGGCCGGCCGCCTCGCAGGCCTCGCGCTGGATGCGGAAGCATGCGTTAAACAGCGCATTGAGTTCGGCGAGTTCGGTCCCGGTCTCGTCGGCGCGGATCGCCGCGGCCTTCGCCTTCGCGCGGCTCCACGGCATCGCCATCCACGAATATTTCTGGCACGGCGGCGAGGCCACGATCAGATCAGCGTTACGAAACTGCGAGCCGTGCAGCGTCAGCACGTTCTGAATGACAAGCTGCACGTGCTCCGGCCGCGGCTGCCCGAATTGACCGCACATGTCCTCAAGGTCGAACCCGACGACGCGCCAGCCTTCAGCAACCAATCCTTCGGACCAGCCGTGCAAACCCGTGAACAGGTCAATCGCCAGCGGCCTAGAATGCGAGTTGTTCATGAAATCCCCGCCGCGCTTTCGATCGCCTGATGCTTGTATCGTTCCCATAACCGGTCAAGGATGCGCGCCAATCGCACGCCCTCCAACCGCAGCGGCGATCCCCCCGGATGATCCCAATATTCCAACCCACCAAGGTTTCGGCGGTACCGACGGAAAAGGCGGCGATAGCGCAGGCGGAGTGTTTTGGAGGCCATCCGCCCATGCTTCCCGCAGATGATCTCGCTGCACCCGGGAAACTTGTCTCGCGGAGCGGTGCGCCGGCAGAACGGGACGCAACATCGGATTCTAGAATGCGAGTTGTTCATGCATCGCCTCACTGCGCTGCTCGATCTCGTAATCGCTGTTCCGCACTGCGTTCGACGCGATGTCACAGTAAACCTCGATTGTCCCGATGGGACCCATGCGGTTTTTCTCAACGATCAGCATCAGCTTATTGAAGCACCGCGTCATGGCCTCCTGCCACACGACATGCTCGGCGGTGCCGATCGGCGGTTCTTTCCGCTCGAGGTAATAGGCCTCGCGGTAAACCATGATAATCACGTCCGCGTCTTGCTCGATGTTTCCCGAATCTCGAAGGTCTCCCATGTTCGGCCGCTTGTCCTCCCGGCCCTCAACGCCGCGCGAGAGCTGCGAGAGCACGAGGGCGGCGCAATCCAGTTCCTTGGCCAGCGCGCGGAGCCCCGATGTCAGGTCGCCGATCTCCAAATTCCGGTTTCCTTTGTACCGGGCCGGCGCTTCCATCAGCCCCAGGTAATCGACGATGAAGAAATCCAGCCCGCGCCGCCGCTTCTCCTGCCGGGCCCGGGCGCCAAGCATAGCCAGAGTCATCTTGGGCTGCTGCTCGATCCGGAGCGGCAGGCCGCGCAGCCGCAGCGCCGCGTCGCGGATCGCGGTGAAGTCTGCCTCGGTGAACCGGCCCGACCGCAGCTTGGTGTACTGGACCTTGGCCCGATCGTAGGCCTCATCCGTAATCATGCGCTGCGACAGCGCCACGTCGCCCATCTCAAGCGAGTAGAAAATCCCCTTGTGCCCGGCCGAGGCCATGGCGCGGGAAATTCCAAGCGCGACCCCGGATTTTCCACTCCCGGGGCGCCCTGCGAGGATGGCGAGTTCCCCCCGTTGCAGGCCGAGCAGCTTCCGGTCAAGATCCCGCAGCCCGGTCGTCAGACCTGACAGCATCCCATCGCGCTGGTAGGCATGGGCCGCAGCATCGACCGCTCGAGCAATGGACTGGTCCAAGGTGAGGGACGGAACCGCCGAACCGACGCGCGCCGCCGCGATCTTGTCCAGCTCGTCGATGCCCCAAGACGCCAGTTCGGCAGGGTCCGGAGCTTTCGCGGTCAGGAGCTGGTTTCCCACGGCGGAAACGGCCCGCCGGTGCGCCAGGTCGCGGACCATGGCGGCAAGGTCCGCCGCCTCCCCCACCGTACAGGCGGCCGCGGCAAGCCGCGCGAGGTACTGTTTTAGGTTCACCCCCGGCGCGATCTCCATTTCGGACGGCAGGAACGGAACCACGGTCAACGGGCTGGCCAGCTTCCCCATCGAGATCAGAGATTCGCAGACCTCGAAAATCTCACCGTGCACGGGCTCGAAGAAATCATCCCGACCCATCCGCGCCGAGATAAGGGCGAATAGGTCGTTCTTTATCAGCACGGCGCCGAGGATCGCCTGTTCTGCCTCTGTCGAATCGGTCCTCATGGCTTGTTCGCCAGTTCGAGGAGCACGGCGGCGTGACAGGGCTTATCCAGATGGCAGAAACACGCCAGATTCTTGCCGCGCAGGAAGCTCAAACCCTCCATGATGCCGGCCCGCCTCTTGTCGCTCTCCGGTCCCTGCCACCAATCCCGGCCGCTCTGTGACGGGCCCAGCCAATCCCGAAAGCAGTCGACCACAAATTGCTGCGCCGTCTCGGCAGTGGCAAACCCGCTTTCGATCGCGGTCTCGATATCGAACGGGTTTCCGAACCGCCCCGGCCGGCAGACGTTGATCGTGTTCGGCGGCATCTTCCAACCCTTTGTGCGTTTGCGCTGGATGCGCTGTGGCTGGGTGCTCATGCCGCCACCGGGAATTGGCGGACCACCAGAAAGTTAGGAGGGATCGGCCGTTTTCCGGCAAACTGCTTGAAGAAATACGCCACTCCGGCCTGCTCGCAGTCCCAGCGGATATCCTGTTCCCAAACCGCTTTCATTGGACGATATCCCGAGCCGCTCTCGCCGCCGCATATCAGCCAATCCGGGTAAGGACCACTCAATGGTAAACGCAGCGGCCCGATCGCCGGCTCATAGCTGATGAAGTGGACTGCGGCCGGGATATCGCGCAGGATCGGCCAGCGGCGATCGTAAGCCTCTTGATCCTCGCATGTCGTGCCGAGCCACACGTTCTCGCGGCCATCCCCCCAATTCGTCGGGAGCATCTTAGCGACGTTCTCCGGCCGCTTCGTCAGGATCAGCCAATCAAGTTCCTCCGTCGCATCAATCAAATCGAACAGATCGATTCGCCACGATTGTTCGACGTGGTTGTCGAATACGTCGCCGAGGCTGGCGCAGAACACGCGCGGCCGCCGCCCGGTGCCACGAGCCGCTTTGGCCCAGCGTAACGGCTGTTTCCAATTCGCCTCACTAGTGCGCTTCCGCTCGCCATGCGGTCCCCACTCAACCTTGTGATAGCGTTTGTCCATCAGCGTCTCGGCATAGCAATTATCGCACCCAGCCGAGACTTTCTGACACCCAATCCAGGGATTGAACGTCGAATCACACCAAGCAATTTCGGTCTTTTCGGCCATCTGGTTCTCTCCATACGGATGGTCTAGAGTTTATTCGGCAGCTTGGAGGTCAGGAAACGGATCGGCGTCAGACCCCCCAAGTTCGAGGGACCCTTGTTCTTCCTCTTTGCGGCCCTCGTAGGCGACCTGAATGTTCTTGATGGCCTGCCGATAGTAGGAGGGCTTCAACTCAATGCCGATGCCGCGGCGCCCATTCTGCAGAGCGCCGTAGACCTCCGACCCCACGCCCATAAATGGCGTAAGCACGGTTTCTCCCGGGCTGCTCCAAAGCGTGATGACCCGATCGATGACATCAAGCTGCAGCGCGTGGACATGCTTCTCGTCCTCGTCATCCTTGGCCTGACGGAACGGCAGCACGCGACCAATGCGAACGTCATCCCAAAATGCAGAGGCGTACTGTCGCCAGATCCAATGAGAATACCTGTTCTCGATCTGGTTTCCAGTCCAACCGCGGTACTTCAAGAGTTCGGCTGGGATCTTGCGTTCGCCGGCATATTCCAAAAGCCCGACCGGGTGAGTGATCGGAATTTTGTTCTCGCCGTTGCGGCGGAACACCAGCAAGTAATCGGCAGACGCAACGCCACACCGCGAACTATCCTCGACCAAGGACCGATGTGCCAGGTTCTTCGCCATCGTTCGATTTCGAACCGCCAGAGGCTCTTTCCAAACCGCATAGCGCGCCTTGAACTTCCACCCATGCTTTTCGTGCAGCCGGATGATATCACCCGGGAAGTCTGTCAGGGTGTCGTCTCCGGTGTTGCCAGATGGAACATCCATGCAATGAACGGCCGTCATCCGCCCTGGATGGGTGACGCGGGCGAGTTCCTTCACCACGAAGGAATAGTGCTCGAAAAACTGATCGTAGTCCGTGCAGTTGGAAAGGTCTCGTTCCGAGCTGCTGTAGCAGAACAATCCGCCGAACGGCGGCGAATAAACGGACAGATGGATCGACTTGGACGGCAGCGCCGTCATGACCTCGATGCAATCGGCATTGTAAGCCGCGTACCTGTCGGTCAACTTCTGTTCGACGATTAAAGCCATGATGGGATGCCTTCTTGGTTGGTAAACTTCATGCTGCGTTCGATGTTGAGTCCGCCGTTCATATGGCGGATGAGGTCCGAGAACATCTTGTCCGCGGCAACTCCCTTGCGTTGCAGGTTGACAAGAACGTCCTTCTCGCCCTCGGTCGTGACGATGTCCGAAATCACTTGGCGCGTCTGACCAAACCGCCAGCACCTACGGATGCTCTGATAGTAACCCTCATAGCTGTGCGTCGGGAAGGAAACCGAATGGGCGCAGTGCTGGAAATTGAGGCCCCATGCACCAATTTTTTCCTTAGTGATTAGCCCGCGCTTCTGACCGCGGATAAAGGCCAAAAACTTCGCCTCTTTGGTATCGTCCTCATCCTTTCCGCTGACCTGGACAGCATCAGGGATAAGCTTTTCAAGCAGATCGCCCTCGTCATTGAGAGAGCACCACACGATGAAGGGCTGGCCCGTGCCGTTGACCAGTTCTGCCGCCTTCTCGCACCGCTCTCGCAAGGTCCGGCGCCGCTCCTCTCGCTGCTCGCTCAACCCAAACGCAGGAAGAGCGAACAACATTCCATCGGGATTGGTCGTAGCCTCAACCAGATGCTGCCGCTCGATCAGCGGAGGCAAATCATAGTCCCCGTTGTCGAACCCCAGATCGGAAGGCTTCCGAACCGCACGAGCCCACGAGCAAACCCATTTCCAGAACGGTTCCTCCGCATGGCCCTTGAAGCGCCACTTGGCGCTGTCGTCCAACTGATCAAATTTCGCGCCCTTGTGCCGGAAGATCGCCGGCTTGATCGAATTCCCTTGGTTGTTTTTGAAGAACCTCGCCAGCATATCCATGTAGCCAAGATAGCCCAAGGCCTCGCTGCTGGTGCCGAGTTCGATATATTCGTTGGGGCTCGGGGTCGCCGTGCAGAGCAGCCGGTATTTCATCTTCCGCATGAATTCGGTGATCTGCTGCCGGCGAACGCCGTCAAAGGATTTCAAGATTGCCGATTCGTCGCAGACCATTCCGGCAAAGTCGTGCGGGCTGAACAGATGGAGTTTTTCGTAGTTGGCGATATTGATGCCGGGGTGCGGCATCCCTGTCTTGGATATCGAACATTCAATCCCGAACTTTTTGCCCTCCCGCATCGTCTGGCTCCCGACAGCCAGCGGCGTGAGGATCAGCACAGGCCTGTTCTCGTGCCGAACGATGTTCTCGGCCCAGGTCAATTGCATCAACGTTTTGCCGAGGCCGGTATCTGCGAACAGTGCCCCGCGGCCTTTGAGTAACGCCCACTCGACCAAGGATCTTTGAAAATCAAACATTCCGGGCGGGAAAAACTTCCCCTCGAATCCATCGTAGCTGCCGAGTTGCGTTTTCTTGCCTAGAAAATCCTCGTATTTACCCATGGGATGCGACCTTCTCGACATGGTATCCATGTCCTGTTGCATCGACCGTCCATTCCCGCGAGCGGTTGATTGCCATTTTGCGGTCGACCTCAGCCATCAGGCTGTAACCCATCCGCGATGCTAGAACGAAGAGTAGGATAACCACATCGGCCGCCTCTTGGATCGCGTGGGCACTCTTGTCGTTCTCTGCAAGATCGCGGAGCAATTCGCTCATTTCTTGGTTGGCACGCACCGCCGTGCTCATGTTTGAGGGTTGTGCAGTCCCGAAAGTCTGCACCGCCCATCGGCTTATCGTCGCTTGTGTTTCGATCATCTGTTTTTCCATCTGGTTGCCTCGCGCGTAACCCTAACCCTTACTTTCTTCCTTGTTGGCAGACCTCTTATGTCCTTCTTTCTTAAAGACAAAAAAAGTCCTGTAGAGCCCTCCGCAGCGCAAAATTGTTGCGCGTCGGAACCTACATCAGGGCAGTCGGAATAGGCGCGTTTACACATCAGACCCGGTTATCGCGGCAGAAACCGGAAAACTGCCATTCCATATTCGTAGAGCTCATCCTGATGCTTATCGCAGTCTGCCGACCTCAGATTTTGCTAGGGCTAGGACTACGTGAGACCATCCCACGCCAAAAATACCCCGCGCCGTCGTTGCGCTGAAACCGATGAGGATTTGGCTGGTTGAGGTCAGGAGGGTTGACGAAAGAGCGATATCGGCCTAAATCAATAACACGCCTTTGGCGTGCCCCCTGTCCGACCTCTGCCAAGATCATCGGACTTAGTTTTCGGCCCCGGCTTCAGCACCCGGGGCCGTTCTATTTGTGGCTCAACGTCGTAAAATCGTCAAGGCCGAATAAAATCAACGGGTAGTGGTGCGACAGAGAAGCCAGTCTAGGGATTGATCCTGTCACAGGAACCCGCGCCGCTCTTGCCCATACAGCCCCAACAAAACCGACTCGGCTCGGTTGTGATCGCGCTTCCGTCCCAGCCACGGCGCGGCGGCCGGAACCAGTTCCAGTGCCTTCTGTCGCGATTGTTCCTTGTCCGGCCCCTTGAGGCCATAGTACCGTTTCCAGACTTGGGGATGGATCAGCTTCACCTGAAGCCCGTAGCAGACTGCAATGGCACGGATCTGCCCGACCGCGAACCCGAACCGGAACGAGCTCGCCGCCCCCATGCCGCGCCGGACGCCGTTGGCACCGGGAATAGACGGCATCGGCTGGACGTTCTCGATGATGGCGATCCGCGGCTTCCACTTGTCGATCCGCCTACAGATTGCCATCACGTCAAGCTGACGATTCGATCCATCAGCAATCGTGGGGGTATCCAAGACCTCGACGATAACCCCGGCCCTCATGAAGCATAGGGCACCAGAAAGGCCGGGGTCACATGCCAGAAGGTCCATCAGTTCATCTTGTCCGGAGAGGGGACGCCGTTCGCCTCGCGCGCGGACTGCAGGGTTGACATGCGATCGGCCGGCGCGTCGTCCTCGACCAGTTGCTTGATCCCGGCCTTGAGGCGCCGCTCGGTCTCCGCGTGGTAGCCCTCCATGTATTGGGCATGCTGGGGGGTGGACGGATCATAGGACGGATGCGCGGTTTTTCCGTCCATGCTGTCTTGCGTGCCCTCGTCATAGGCGCGATCGACCGCCGGGGTGCGGTCCGGCTCGAGGAACAGTGCCAACTGCTGGCCGATCGCCGCGCCGACATACTGAGCGGCGATAAGCTGGTTCGCCGTCTTCATCCTGAACTCGGCCTCGCCTTCCGGCGTTTCGAGCTTGTCGCCGAGCTTGATCTGTTCCAGGTGGAAGCCATCGGATTTGATGACCTTCTCGTGGGCACGCCGTTTTGCCGATGCGCTCTTGGCGGCCTTGTCCAAGGCTTGCCACTTGCGGAGGTCGGACAGGAACAGCGCCCGCTTCTCGGGATCAATGCCGAGGTTGTGGCCGACGTCGACCGGCGCGGCGGCCTTCGGGGCGGCGCCGGGCATCTCGTCGGCGAGCTTCTTGGCTTCCTTCGCCTGCTTCTTGATCTTCGGGCCGAGGTTTTCCTTCTTCGGCTTCGCGGCTGGTTTCTTCGTCATGTTAAGATTCTCCACCTGAGTTGAGGCCGATCTGGACCAATTCCACAACGATCTCGGGAGGCGATCGGGAGGCCTTCCGAGCCCGTTTCTTGACTAAATCCCACGTTTCGGTCGGGAGGTTGACCTCAATCGTGACGCCAGGCCAGATGTCATCCTCGGTCAACCCGGTGATTTTGACCAGCTTGGCGGCGAAGCGGCGGGGGAAGCCCTTCCGCATTCCATAATTGTTGATGCTCTGCCTCGTGACGCCGAGCTTGTCGGCGAGCCACGTATCGGCCCCGCGCTCGGAGCCGGTTCGATCCTTGTGCGCGGCCCTGACCACAGCCATGACCCGCGCGTGTCCGGTGAGAAAATCTGCCATCTCAGTCCATCGGTACGACGACTTCGCCGTGTTCCTGGCACCACCACATGGGTGTGTGGTGCGGCTCGGCACAAGTGCATTTCGCCCCGAACTCTCTGGCGCTGGCGGAATGGCCGCATTTGATGCAGTCGATGCCATTGTTGCTATAGCGGCCTACGTTGTCAGAGCTGCACTCTGGACACTTCATGGTTTCTCCCGTTTTCTGAGGCCTAAGATTGCCTCGCCATGGCAGCGGCTTAGCAGAAAGTTCGGCCTGTGTAAAATAAATAGTTGACAACAACGTGGGGACTATTAAGGTGCGCTTGTGGCCGAACCGGCACGCCGAAAGGAAACGAAGATGATCATCGAAACCTCCGCTAACCGCTTCTACGAAGTCACCGAGACCGGCAACCCGGACCTAGCTCATGTTTGGAACGGCATTGAGGTCAAGCTCGTCAGTGGCCGTAAAGGCACTTGGGCACCCAAGAAGAATGCTCGCCCCGAACTGGTCCGCAAGGCCGCCACTCGCATCGTGCAGGCCTGAACCATGGCCGACAAAATCCAAATTCAAATCTGGGTCGTGATGAACGAGGACGGCGAGTATGCGGTCAGCCCAGACCGTGACGGCGCGATAGAAAGTTTCGACGAGAACTTTTCCGGCGACGCGCGGCGGGTGGTCAAGCTCAACGTCTGGATTGCGCCGCCTGAAGTGATCGAAGCCAAGGTGACCGTCGCCGATGACGCCGGCACCGTGACGACGGAGCCCTGACATGCTGCGGATTGTTCTGGAGCTATCGGGCGAGCTGCTTGCGGTCTCGTTCTTCGTGGCGGTGCTCGGGCTGTGCCTCGGGCTCGCGGTTGGGATCATCTGACATGAGCATCATTGAGCGGGTTTGCTTGCCTGAAGGGCAACGCGGGAAATGGACGGTGAAGCGATTCACCGTCTCCAAAGAAGAAGCAAAGTTCACCGCATTGCGCGCGGCCATGAAAGGCCGTGGCTACGTTCCGGCAGGGACATACACGCAACTGCATTGCCAAGGGCGCGGGATCGTCATGTCTGACACGCCGGACGAACAGCGGGACCACTATATAGCTGTTCGGTATGCGCGCGGCCACGTTCTGATCAACGGGCTTGGCATCGGCATGGTGCTTGCCGCCGTACTCAAGAAGAGCGAAGTTACCAAGGTCACGGTGGTTGAGTTAGACCCCGACGTCGTCGCGTTGGTTGGACCGTCCTACACGGATAGCCGCGTCCAGATCGTGACGGCGAGCGCCTACGACTACCAGCCGCCTAAGGGCGAGCGTTACGGCGCTGTGTGGCACGACATCTGGGATGACATCTGCGCAGGTAATTTGCCAGAGATGACGAAACTGAAACGCAAGTACGGCCGCCGCACAGACTGGCAGGGATGCTGGTGCGAATTTGAATGCAAGCGCCGCCGTTGAGCGGTTGGGATCATCTGAAACAGGAGAAGGCAATGACTGAGCTACGCAAGGGCGACAAGGTGTCTGTCACGGGCACTGTCAAGTACACGCCGGACGCAGGCGAACGGGTGTTCGTCGCAGTGAAAGGAGGGACCGTAGACCTGTGGGTCGATCAGTCCGAGGTCAAGCTCGTGCAGGCCAAGTTCGAGGTCGGCGACAAGATCGCGTTTGTCGCTCGCCAGAACGAGCACGGCGGCGACGTCCAGATGAAGGGCGAAATCCTCGCGATCAGCGGCGAACACGCGTGGATCGAATATGCGAACGGCGAATACTACACGCGCACGTTCTCGTCCATCGAACGCCTGCCGGACGAAGAGCCGGAAGCGGTTGAGCCCGGCACGGCGGCGGGAAGCCTCGACTGATGAAGCGCCCGGCCCGCAAGAACATCCCGCGCGCCGTCAAGGATGCGGTGTTGGTCCGCCAGCACCACCGATGCGCGGAATGCGGCAAGCGGTTCGACTTCAACGAGGACAAGATCGAATACGATCACCGGCCCGCGATCATCATGCGATCCGTGAACGTGGAAGGCACCGACTATCACCCGCCGCAGAACGATCCGGAGCATATTGACGCCTTGCACAAGGGCTGTCATCTGCGGCGGACGGTCGGGCGGCTTCCCGGCGCGGAGAAAACCGCGACGACGAAGGGCAGTGACGCATGGCTTGCTGCGAAGTTCCGCAAGATCGAAGGCAAGAACAAGCCGAAGCGGAGGCAATCTATCCCGAGCAGACCATTCCCCACAACCAAGAGGAAATTTGGACAATGAAATTCAATATCTTGAATAGGTTTAGCGGTGCCGTTCAATTCACCGCTGAAATCGAATGCGCAGGTAGTGATCAGACCAGCACCAAAATCGGCCTGTCTGTTAGGTGGGCGATCAAAAACGGCGCGAACCTGATCGGCGCGGACCTGAGCGGCGCGTACCTGAGGGGCGCGTACCTGAGGGGCGCGAACCTGATCGGCGCGAACCTGAGGGGCGCGTACCTGAGGGGCGCGAACCTGATCGGC